GCATCTCCAGGTTCACAATCGAAATAACGTTTTTCATCATTCACGTAACCGTATAAGGACCAACGATATTTATCATCTTTATCATTATATCTATACCCTATAGTGATTGTAGCTGAAACCTCACAAGATTCTCTATCTCTATGGTCCTTTAATATGTCACCGGGTTTATAAACCCTATAATATGAATATGTTGGAACTAATTTTATACCTAAATTATCCTCAATTTTGGGTTTAGCGTACAAAAGTAAAGATTCGGTTAATATATCACCATGAACTGAATGTGTACCCGGGCATTGTTGTGATTCGTTTTCAACTACATCTGGTTCATTCAACATCTTAAATAAACAATATTGTTCAACTACTTTACAAATGTCGTCTGGTATAAATTGTTTAATTAATCTGTATTTTTCTGGTGCATCTTCGTCAAAGGACATTTTATATAAGATATTACTTATTTTTTAAACTGAGGAAAATCGAAACCTATTCCAGGTCTACCATCATATTTATGTATTCTACCCACACCTGATAGAATGTTTGTGTCAGCATAAGGACCGTTTGCGTCTATATAATGAAAATGCACTTGAGCGTGATACGATCCTTCTGCTACATTAAAACGATCCCTCCCATGTACTATTTCCTTTCCCTTGTAAATAACAGCATCCCCTGGTTCACAAACTAAATAACGTTTTTCACCATCCACGTAACCGTATAAAGACCAATGGAAATCATCGGGTTTATCTGTATATTTCCAACCTAATGTTAACGAAGCCGAATACTCTGCACGAGAACTATCCACGTGATCCTCCAATATAGTACCTGGTAAATAAACCCTACAATATGAAAATACAGGTATTAAACTTACACCTATCTTCTTTTCAATTTTTGGTTGAGCGTCAAGTAATAAAGACTCCATAAGACTATCAACATACTGACAATGAGCTCCGGGTACATTTCCAGGTCCGTTACACAATTCTATATTTCTAAAATTTAACATTTGAAATAATAAATACTGTTCTGCTATTTTAGCCATATCTTTGGATATTAGACCTTCATATATAACATACTTATCCCTCTCTAAAACGTCCATATGTAAACTATATACTTTATTTTTTATATCAGTATACTTCAGAATGTCATTAGACGATATACCAAAGAAAACACAATATGTTATAATTGACTCAAACTTTGTAAATGGTACAAATAATGTATTTTCATTGGATCTTAAACTTGAGTCAAATACACACATTGAGGATATGAGCCGTGTACTTGGTATAAAGATGGTTGACTTTTACATTACACAGATTGGTGGAGCAAGTCCAGGTGCTTCTCCAAGTAATATATCAAAATTTGTAGATGTTATATGTCCAGATATTCCTAAAGTTGCACAAATACTTGATGAACGTCATGGTCAGATTCTAGCTCGTGTCCCTTTAGAAAGACATTTCGCTAAAGATTCAACTACGATTCTACGTGATAAACAAGGAAAGATGTTTCACCGAAAGCAAACGTTTTTTAATCCTATATCTATCAGAAAACTCAATTTTAAAATTTATGAAAATCAGGATGACAACGATTATGTGTTACTTCACCCAGATTCTAGATGGTATATGATTCTTGAAATTACCACTGTGAACGTCAAGGAGAAACCAAAGAACCGTGAACTCCAAATTCTACTAGCGTTGGAGAAACTTCTTGGTAAGATAGACACCCTCAATCAAAATGTTCAAAAGTTACCCGATAAACCACCAGAACCCCCAAAAGAGAAGTACTCATTTGGACTCCTCGTAGCAGTTTTAGCAGCCCTCTTTGGAGGTTTTATGTGGTGGGTTAATAAAAGTCCCACTGTATAATAAATTTTTGATATTAAAAGGGACGTTATAATATCAAGAAATGGTTGAAGACGAAGTTATTTACAAGTTTGAAAATTGTGTAGAAGTCCCTACATACAACGAGATATGCGGAGCCTACGTTGATATGGGAAAAGGTTTTAGTGAAGCAACGATTGTTGAGACAGAACTCAAACTGGCGTTACTCCTGGATACACTTCAGGATAGGAGAGATTATCACTGGGATAAAATTAAACTACGGTGGAAGGAGCGCTGGATGTAACCTTCTTCTTAGCTGGAGTGTTAGCAGTAGTCTTCTTAGCAGCGGGCTTGGCAGAGGGCTTGGCAACCTCCTTGGGAGCAGGCTTGGTAGCCTCCTTGGTGCAAGTACACTTACAAACACCAGGGGGTCCTTGAGTGCCTTGGGAACCCTGAGCACCAACGGGACCTCTGTCACCCTTCTCACCCTTCTCACCCTTCTCACCCTTCTCACCCTTCTCACTCTTCTCACCCTGGGGTATAGGAACATCGTCATCGGTGGTAGCATTAGTCTCGGCATTATCAATAATCTTTAGAAGTAGGTCATATAGACGACCCTTGTCAAGACGAGCGCGCTTGATCTCAGCTTCAATTTCTGTGCGGATAGAGTCCATTGTAATATATATAAAAGAAAGATTATCTTTAAACCTAATATGATCATAATCGGTCCACAACTTGGAAGTGGCATTGGTCAACATGCTTTCAAATACACGAAAGTTTTTGATGATGCCTCTTACCACTACATAGGTACTGAGTTACCCATAAGTGAATACGGTCTGCTGTTCCTTCTACCTATCAAATCGCATATTGAGTATGCAAACTACGCTAAAACACGTGTTAATAAATTAGCATTTATGACAGTTTGTGAAACAGAAACCGTACACGAAGATTACGGTATGATAATGGAACTATCAAAAAAGATTATGGTGCCAAGTATGTTCTGTAAACGTGTACTATCCAGACAGTTCCCTGAGAATGATTTTCCTATCATACATGCTCACATCCCACCACCCAATAAACCATTCTATACATTTTATCATATTGGAAATATAATGGATGATAGAAAGAATTTTAGAGGGATTTTGGAAGCTTTTGTTAGGTTAAATAAACCAAATGCGAAACTCGTAGTAAAAGCCACATGCAACAATGAAGTTAAAATAAACTTACCAAATGTTGAAGTTATTAACGGATTGATTTCAGATGAAGAAATGGATAAACTACATGATAGTTGTGACTGCTACGTAAGCTTTTCAAAATCAGAGGGTGTGGGTATGGGTCCAGTTGAAGCAGCTTTGCGCAACAAACCAGTCATTATAACTAACTTTGGTGGAAGCCCTGAGTATGTAAAGACACCATATACGATTGAGTGTGAACTTCAAGAATTGGAGAAAGATGACTTTCTGTTTAAGAAAGGAATGGTCTGGGGTAAACCAAATCCGAACCAACTCTTGGAGTTCATGAGAGATGCATACGATAAGAAACTACGCTATATGAACCACGATCATACTAAGAAACTTGTTGGGAAAGAAAATATATTAGAGGAGTTCCTGTTGAATGTAGTTGGTGGCGAAGATAATAAGACCAACAAGGATGGCACCACTCATTAAAGAACCCTGCTGAGACATGATAGTCATAACAAGATCATCAACGGGTCCGACACCAGTGGGCTTCTTAGCGATTTTGGGAACGATGACACCGATTGCAAGGTAAAGAGCCATTGCTATTATTACAGGTCTAAGAGTCTCCTGATCTAAGTACATTGTTTATATTAGCCAGTGATTTTAATTCCGTCCAACTGGCTCAATAGACTGTTTACATCCACCTTCTTCCCCATACCAATATCCGAAACTTTGTGTTTCCTACAGTAGTCTCCCACAACAGCCTTGAACCTACAAGGCTTCCCCGCCATTGTCACAGCGCAACAAATCTTTTGTTTTGTCCTTTGATCCACTGCAGCCTCTTTGGGTGGAGCATCAAGCAAAATAGAAGAGTTCTCTTTTCTCCTATTTTCAATCTTTTTGTATCGCATTTTCATTTTCCAAGTGGCATCAGCCAACTTGTAGCATTTTTCATTTGGCTCTCCGAGGCGGTACATTCTCGTCGCATCGGAGAGGCAGGCAGACCAAACAGTGTCACGAATTATTTGCATTTTGTTAGTTGATTTTTAACATATTTGATAATCACTTAGGTACTCTATGCCACTTCACCACCAATTTGAGCAAGATAAATGTCAACATCGCCAGCAAAGTTTGGACATTCTTCAGATGTCTTCTTGGTTACCATATCCTGAACATTTGTGACGTGCTCTTTGAACTTCTTCACATCTATACCAGTGGCATTGTGAATTTGAGATTCGTTGGCAATATCCTTAACAGCGTATAGATAAGCTGCCGCGTAATTTGCGTGAAGAACCGCAATGACCGGAGATTTGTCCTGTTGCGCCGCTGTGGCATATCGAGCGGACTGTCTAATCAATTTTTCAATCGACTTGTTCATACCACGAGTCTTGTTCTGCATCATCAGAAACAGCACGAAAATTGCGGCTATAAGATATAGATACATCTCTTAAGGTATCTAAAGAAAAATTATTACGTTAAGTTATGACAGTAGATGAAGATCTACATACAATAATGTCAACTGTTGATGATACAAGAGAACATATATCAGAAGGTCAATATTTAAGAACTTGTGAAGCTATATGCCGTATACATGTAAAGTTGAAATCTCCAAAACTTCCACTTCCATCCTTTGATGTCAGACATACAGTTAAATGTCTCTACATGTTTTCTTACGCTGTATCAGTGATAAAAATTGTAGAAAAAGTGGTAAAAATTGTTTCTAAACGTTAGATAATATGTTATCATCAGTCACCGAATGCTTTTTATGTTGCATCACAAGACCATGTCGTAATAAAATCGTTATAGAAAATTGTAGTAATATAGCGGTTCAATATGAAGCGTATATTTACCAGGGTGCAACGGTATCTAAGATAGATGGTGGTGTTGGAGCTGTGGGAGTAGATGCCAATTTAACAATGGAAATAATTAGAGCGGAAGGACTCCGACCATCCGTAGGTAGAATACAACCAAAGGGTAAAGCTATAGAAACATGTGATTATGGAGGTAGAATAAGTTTGCGATATAAGTTTGAAAATTTAGATTGGGATTACTCTCCGGAAATTAGAAACTTCGGTGTACTTGATAAAGTGCAGATTTCACCATTAAGTAAAGAAGAGATTGAGCGTCGTATGGAATTGCTTCGTCAAATGCAGGCAGCAGCGGCATTAAAAATAAAGACAGAGGAATTGAAAAAAAATATAGAACGCAAATGTTCAAGTTTATCACAATATATGTGTAGCGCGGTAGACACTCCAAAAAAACAATGTCCTTATTGCGATGAGTGGTACTGTAATTATCATTATGATGTAAATAACGGCTTGATTGGAGGTGGTCATAATTGTAAAGGAAAAACCTAAGTTAGAGATTTGAGTAGTAATAAAACTAAGAAAGTATGGAGAGCGTTCAAAAGCTCACCCACGTTGAACACGTCCTCAAGAGACCAGACTCCTATGTCGGTCCTGTGGATAAAACCCACGAGTCCTATTGGCTGCTGAATAACACGAACAAGAACTTTCAAAAGAAGAACATCTCTTATTCACCAGCCTTGCTCAAGATCTTTGACGAGATTCTCGTCAACGCCATTGATCGCAACTCCCTGCACCCCAAAAATGTTACCCAAATTGCTGTCTCTGTAGACAAAGAAAATGGTGCAGTTACTATTGAAAACAATGGACCTCTCGGAGGCATCAGTGTTCGTATGCATGAAAAGGAGGGTATCTGGAATCCCGAACTTGTATTTGGTCATCTCCTCACAAGTACAAACTATGATGATAACCAAAAGAGGATCGTGGGAGGACGTAACGGCTACGGAGCCAAATTAACGAATATTTACTCATCGGAATTCTCTGTGGTCATCAAGGATGGTGAAGAAAAGAAGACCTATACCCAAAAGTGGTCTAACAACATGACCATGTGTCATCCACCAAAAATAACTAAGCACAGTGCTGCAACATCTTCAGTGTCTATAACTTTCACACCGGATTGGAAACGTTTTGGAATGAAGGATATGGATATTAACATTTACAAGATTTTTGAGAAGCGTGTTTGGGATGCAAACATTTGCACAACCTCTAACTGCAAAGTCAAGTTCCAAGGTGAAGCTCTACCCAAGATAACATTTGAGGCTTATGCCAAGATGCACGAAGGAGTTACAGATCTATGTTCAGTTACCACTGATCGTTGGTCTGTCTGTGTAGGACCATCCGAGAACGGACTTGAGCAAGTGTCCTTTGTAAATGGTATCTGCACCAATAAGGGTGGTACACACGTTGACCATGTGGCTTCTCATCTTGCCTCTGGTATCATTGATGAGATGGCTAAGAAGATTAAATTGAAGCCCCAACAAGTTAAGAATACCTTCAACATCTTTGTTCGGGCAACACTGGAGAATCCAACATTTTCCAGTCAAGTAAAGTCTGAGTGTACCTCCAAGGTGCAAGACTTTGGGAGTAAGTTTGCACCCAATAAGACCTTTGTCAAGAATGCTCTCAAGACTGGTATTCAAGATGAACTGTTGGCACTCTCAAAGTTTAAGGAAATGAAGGAGTTGTCTAAGACAGATGGTGGAGCCCGTAAATCAAAAATTACAGGTATCCCAAAGCTTGATGATGCAAACAAGGCTGGTACAAATCAATCCAAAAAGTGCACTCTCATCATAACAGAGGGTGACTCGGCAAAGACACTCGCTGTCGCTGGTCTATCCGTAGTTGGAAGAGATCACTATGGTGTATTCCCACTTCGGGGTAAGTGCAAGAATGTCCGAGATGCATCAGTTGCACAGTTGACCGGGAATCAAGAGTTCAATGATCTCAAGAAAATCTTGGGTCTCCAACAAGGAAGAGACTATAAGGATGTATCTGAGCTCCGATATGGGCGATTGATGATAATGACTGACGCGGATAACGATGGTTCGCACATCAAAGGACTGATCCTTAATCAACTGCACTACTTCTGGCCGAGCCTCCTCAAATTGGGTTTCGTGGTATCTATGGTAACACCAATTATTAAGGCTACGAAGGCTTCCCAAACCAAGTCATTTTACACAGATTCTGCATTCAGAAACTGGTATGGAAATGGACAACAGGGGTGGCGCATTAAGTACTACAAGGGTCTCGGTACTTCAACCTCTAAGGAGGCGCGTGAGTATTTCAAACAAATTGAAGATCTCACTGTCAAATTCGAACATGACATCATGACTGATAAGTCTATTGTCTTGGCATTTGACAAAAAGAAGGCTGATGATCGTAAAATGTGGCTTCTTGAAAGTACCGCGAAAGATCCAACAGAACTTGAAGTTCCTTATGGTTATGTGAAGCAGTTGAACATTACTGACTTTGTTCATAAGGATCTCGTGAACTTCTCACTTGCAGACCTCAAGCGTTCCATCGCTCACGTAGCGGATGGTCTCAAGCCTTCCCAGCGCAAGGTGATGTACTCCTGCTTCCAAAAGAATCTCAAAGATGAGATGAAGGTTGCACAATTGGCTGCATTTGTGGCTGAAAAAAGTTCATACCACCACGGTGAAGTATCCCTCGCAGATACGATCGTGAAGTTGGCAAATGATTATATGGGTTCAAATAATATCAATCTCCTTGAACCTTGTGGACAGTTCGGTACCCGTCTCATGGGAGGTAAGGATGCATCTCAAACGAGATATATCTTCACGAAGCTGACTAAGCAAGCTCGGAAGATCTTTGACCCTCGTGATGATGCGATTCTAAACTATTTGGATGATGATGGACGGTCAATTGAACCAGACTTTTACATGCCAACTATCCCTATGGTTCTCGTAAATGGTTCAGAAGGTATTGGTACAGGTTTCAGTTGTTATGTCCCACCCTTCAATCCCAGGGATATTAAGGATAACATTGGAAGGATCTTGGACGGAAAACAAGTTGTACCCATGAGACCGTGGTTCAAGGGATTCAAGGGGAAAGTACACAAGGAGGATGATACATGGATGATGGAAGGTGTGTGGAATTGGAAAGGGATGAATATCGTGGTCACTGAATTACCACCAGGACGTTGGACACAGGATTACAAGGAATATCTCGAAGGTCTCGTTGAAAAGAAGTTGATTGGTGGATTTACGAATAATTCCACAACGGAGGATGTTCATTTTGAAATTGAAGATTACACGGGAAAAGATCTCCTCAAGGATCTAAAATTGAGGAAGACGTTCCGTGTATCAAATATGCATCTTTTCCACCCCACGAGGGGAATCCACAAATACTCGAGTCCGGAAGAGATTCTCAAGGACTTTGTGGAACTGCGCGAAGATCACTATGTGAAGAGAAAGGCACACCTCATCAAGGTTCTTGAAACAAGGGCTACCATGTGTGGATACAAATCAAAGTTTGTCACTATGGTTATTGAAGGTGATATCGTGGTCTTCAAACGTAAGAAACAGGAATTGGAGGCAGAGTTGGCACAGACTTTCCCCAAAATTGGTGGTACTTATGACTATCTTCTCAACATCAAGACTGTGCAATACACAGAGGAATCTGTCAAGGATCTTCTCAAGGAGTCTAAACAGGCTAAGGAAGAACTTGAGGTGATGAAAAATACAAGTCACATTGAAATGTGGAAAATGGATATTAAAAATATGTAGACAATAGATAGGTATGGGTGAAGCTGCGAAAATTTCGCTCAAAGCTATCGGAAAGCAAGACACTCACTTGCTTTCCGATGATCCAGAAGAATCATTCTTTAATTATACCAATAATCGTGCTCACTCCGATTTTAGAAAATATCATAGGAGTCGTAATGTAATTCAACCTGGTAATGCAGCCCCGGGGTGGCCTTTTAATAAAACAATTAAAGTTGAATTTAATCCGCGAAATATGGGCGATCTATTGAGTAATATGTACTTGAGTGTAACAATGCCCGCTATAAGCGATGGAAACTACGCGGATCAATTGGGTAGACATCTTCTCAAAAGTGTAACAATGTATGTAGATGACATTGAGGTAGAGAAGATATATGATGACTGGGGTATTATATATGATGAGCTTTATTTAGAAATGTCTGAAAAAGTTGCAAATCGATTTCTTGTAAATAGAAACCTCGGCTTTGATGATGCACCGGACAATATTGCTGTAGCGAGGTATAGTTCAGATTTGGTTATTCCAATCCACTTCTTCTTTTCGAGGAAGTTTGCAAGTGATGAATATTCGTCAAATAGTCCTAATAGACCCTATTTCCCCGTGTGTTCAATTTATAAACAGAAAATAGAGTTTGAGTTTGAGTTCCATAAACAAGAGTTCTTTACAGAAACAACTGACGTTGTAACTCTACCTCAGTTTAATATAATCACTGAAGAAATAACTGTAAGTCCAGAAGAGAGAATCTTTCTGACGAGTAAAGACCAGACGTTTATAACAGATCTTGTACGTCGACACCCCGTGATTGTTAGCGATCTAAATAGAGACGTCATAAGGAATAACTTAGTTCCTAACATTCCTGTAAAGTGCATTCACTGGTTTTTAAGGAATACAATATTTGAAGATGAAAGTGATGCTATAGGTCCATACGGTGCATCTGTCGCTGGTCAACGTTTGTACCAAAATCGTTTCAATTTTTCTTCGTCCCTCGATTTTCAAGGTGAGAATACATTCTTTTATCCTCTTATGTCCGAAGCAAGTTTCAACATAAATGGAAATAAACTTCCAAATGTAACAAAAACAGATCACTCATATTTCAAATATCTCATTCCATTCCAAAAAAGATTGGCAAGACCAATTAGAAATGTATATACGTATAGTTTCTCGTTGAATCCGATAAATGTGGAACCATCGGGAAACTTGGATTTTTATTGGCTACAATCCGATAAAACTAATATTGAAGTTAAATTGGATACTTCACAGCCGATTGACATTACAACTGAAACATTTTCATTAAATATGTACTACACAGGCTATCAAACATTTGTATTTTCAAATGGTTTTATGTCACTTGCTTACTAAATAGAGTATCTCGGTGATTGTTTATATAGTCAATAATATTATTCTTGATACACCATTTGATGAAATTCAACTGTGCCAAAGTTGTATGGATTTCATGAGATGTTCCCGGAACTGTGTATGCAAACTTCTGTGATCTACAAAATGGATCAAACAGTTGTTTACTGTAACCGTTAAGACTGGATTTATATGCACAATGAACAGTGAATAATTTACCATCACCAGTCTGATAAGCGGTGTGATTCTTCTTAGCGTAGTTTGTGATAAACCATTCCAAATTGCGAAGGCTGATACCACTGGACTTGTCTAAAATTTTTAATAGTATAGTTTTATTCTTCTCTTCATCGTAAAATTTGTTTATTGCTGTTAGTAGAATATCGTTTTTGTTCATTGTTATATTAAACCCCCAAATCTATAAGCCCGTTTGAAGCTTCACAACCGGGACACCCTCTTACAAACATGATCTCAGGTCCGTGATTATGAATACTTCCTGTACTTGAAAATGCCCTTTGGCATACACGATGACCCTGTGAGGCGTGATGTCTACAATACCCATTCTCAAATGCCTTAAACCCACATCTCTGCCCATTGTTTTTAGTACCTTTACACGTAGTAATCGTATAAGACTCTGGAATATCTTTTAAAAGTTGTTCCAATGGAATGCCATGTTTTTTTGATATTTTTTCGGCATACTCATTCACCACAACATTTATACGCTCTTCAAGAGATTCGTCCATAAGCTTTACAACATTATCATACAGACTCATTCCTAACTTCTACTGGATTATAATTTTTAAATAAGTCTTCAACGGAATCCTCCTTTGTTCTTGCTTCCTTAAGCCGAGCCCTCAAAATAGCGAGTGTACCTGTATCTTCTAAACCAAGGTGTTTACATTCAGCAATCAGTTGCTCCTTCTTCATGCCACTCAGGGAGGGAAGCTTGGGAGGTTTTACGGGTTTATGTTGGTTAATGATTTCACCAAAGATTTCCTCTTTGACATTATCATAGAGTGGGTCTAAAAGGTCACACACAGGATTCAAAAACTTATTGAGGAAGTAATAGTGGTAATCTACGGGGATGTTATGCTCTTCAACATACTTTGGGTCCTCGGACTTCTCAAAAGCCTTTGCCTTTGGATCCCCAGTCTTAGTAAGAAGGTAGGGTACACGGTCACCAGATTGTGGCTCTGAACCAGGTTTCCTTTGTCTCATTTTAGTGACTACTTGCACATGAGATTGATTAATGTTAACACTTTCTGAACTTGTTACAGATACAGATTTACCCCCAACTTTGTAAGAATCGGATAGACCTTGACTCAAAATAAGCTTCTGATTTGGTACATCACCCGAAAGAAGCTCAATAGCTCTCTCCTTGGCAAGCTCCTTGGGTGGACCAGGATCACTTGAAGTCAGAATTACATCAAGAAGTTCTTTGGATACTTCTCGAACGTGGGGTGTATTGTCACGTCTCACAAGTTGAAGACCCTTTACATCAATATAGTCCATATGCATATTCTCATCCTTACCCTTTGTCCATAACTTCGCAGCATATCGTTTCTTACTGTAAAGGAAGTAAGGACAATATACCTTCTCAAGCTCTAAATTATTTGGCTTCTTGAAAAGAGCGCTGCATTCTTCTGCAGCCCTCTCACCCACCTCCCAACTGTAGGCAATAGCTTCTTCACCCGTACGATCACCGACATCAAACTCAATCATAACCGAGTCAGTGTCACCATACCTAACATATGAACCTGGGAAGTTCTTCTCAACGTAGTTCTTAGTTTCTTCAATCATTGAACGACCCTTTGAAGTAGTAGTAGAAGCAATGGGGACACATGGAAGAATACCCTTACCAGCACCTGTAAAACCGTACACAGAGTTCATTGAAATTTTGTAGGCTAACTGTTTACCATTGTAGACTTCCTTCATGAAACCTGTAGCTGCAGCCATGTCCCTCTTAGCCTGTTTTCGGAACTGCTTAAGCTCCGAAAGGATTGCAGGTAAGAGACTGGGAACATCCTGTGCAAACTTGTAGGTGCGGTCGCCAATCTTGAAAGTCTCATATTCAATACCAGATATATTACCATACTTCCTCTCATCCATTACATACGACGAATAACAGAGATTGTGAGCCATCATAATACTGGGGTACAGGGCTTCAAAATCAAGGGCTGTGATGGGTGTGTAATACGCCCCCTTTTGAGCTTCAAGGACAGTCGCACCCTCGTAGGGTTCTTCAGGGAGGGAACCATAACGAATAGTCGGAACCATAAATCCAAGCTCCCTCGCCTTCTTAGTCAGTTGGGAGAAGACTTTAATCTGCTGCCCACGTTCCACAAGGAATGGAACTGGAACCCACGTTGCCTTAGCCATCTCAACCAAGTTCAACAAAATACAAAGTTTCTTCATAAGTCTATGTGGAAGGAGAGTATCCTTAATACAATACTCAGCAACTTCTCTCAGTTTAACAGGATCTTCTTCCCTATAGCGAGCAAACATCTCCTTTGGTGCCATGTCAATCTTTTGATCTCCAAGGTACAGCTTTGAAACGCTATCAAGCTTATAGCTATCCAGTTTGTAACCTTTCTTTACCTCATGAAAGAGATCAAAAATAAACCTACCACTCATAGGAAGAAGCTTCAAAAAGTTATCACCCAAAGCGCTTGACGAGAGCTTTTTAATAACCAATTGGGAATCAATATCTTTTAGCTTTCCCAAATTGTAAAAGTCGTAATTGCACTTGTTAATTTGCGCACGTTTGTAAATATATTCCATATCAAAACCGAAGATGTTCCATCCCGTAATTATATCAATATCCTTGGAATGTAAATACTTTTGAAATGCCTCAAGCATTTCCTTCTCAGTAGCATAGCTGCGAATATCACACCCCTCAAGGTTTGAATCTGTTTCCTTGTAACAGAGACATGTCTTGTCATATGGTTCATCAGAGCCAAACTTACAAAGAGAAATAGCAATTTGGAAACAAGCATCACCAAGAATATTTGCATCTGGGAACTTACCAGTAGAACTATTACATTCAATATCCACAGATGCCACTACAAATGGTGCAATATCATCTCGGGCAACTGGCTTTAGAGTAGTCCAATCGTTACAGAAGAGGTCAATATCAACATTCGCAATGTGAGAACGAACACATCTTTCACCACTATCAAGCCACCCAGTCGATTGAATACCTGTACGATGCATAAGACGCAATACCGGATCCAAATTAGATTCGTAGACCTTAACATTCCTTACACCGAAAATTTCATACAGTTCAGGACTCCTATCAAGTGGTCTACGTAAAAAGGAATCAACCAATCGGCGAGCTTGAAGATCTTTAAAGTTAATTTTCATATATGCAAACTCCTCATTATTCTGGAAACCCCAGACATCTTTAGACTTCATCAATGAATAAGCAACCAGAGAATCTTTGCACTGATTACCGAGAATGTCATAAATTCTTTGAACCTTTTGCGAATCCACGCCACTTGGAAGCTTAATAAAAAAGTAAGGTGTGAAAGCGGTAGTAACACAGACTGATTTGCCATCCTCGGTTTTACCAAAGATGCTAATCAAGTGTTCATCTTCTCCATCTCGAGCCTCCCATGTAAGTGCCTGAAAAACTACCATTTTCTTTGTTGTGTTATTAACGCCCGAAAATTTTAATATACTTTATTAGTAAATATGTCAGCTGCTTTGATTGATCTTGTTTCTAAAGGTGCCCAGGATGTGTTCATCACTGGTGAGCCACAGGTCAGTTTTTTTCGTCAGAATTACAAGCGCCACACTAACTTCTCTATGAAGCCCGAGCGCATGGACTACATTGGATCCTTTGGTGCCTCTAATGAGATTACCGTACCCATTCGTTCTAAGGGTGACCTTCTCAGTTACATTTGGGTTGAGGATACTCTCATTTCCAACATTGCTACCAACACTGACGGTCTCTTCTCCGCCGATGCCTCCAACCCCACTACTTTCCAACTCTGGATTGGTGGTCAGAAGGTTTCGGAACTTGACTCACTTTTCATCCAGGGTGCTTACAACCCCCTTCTCCGCGATAACTCTGCCAAGGCTTCATGCACTGTCACTACCAATGTTGCCAAGGAGAACCATGGTCAGAATCACTTTATGATTCCTTTCTTCTTCGGTGAGGACTGGACCAAGGCTCTTCCTTTGGTGGCCTTACAATATCATGAGGTGGAACTTCGAATTAAGTGCAGGGATGGTTACACTCCCCAAGGTACTCCCAAGATCTACGGTAACTACATATACGTTGATACCGATGAGAGGAAGTATTTCACCGAGACCGAGCATGAGATTCTGTTCACCCAAACCCAATACCAGCCAGCTACCAGCACTGATACCGAGATGGATCTCAGCTACTTCAACCACCCAGTGAAGTCTATCCACCTTATTTCCGGTGCGGCTGCAGGTCAGAAGTGGTATGATGAGTACACTTTCGGTACTTCTTCTCTCTACATCAACGGTACAGCTCTATTTGAGAATAGTTCCAATGTCTATCATCACAACATTGTTCCCCAAATGCACTGCACTGATCTCCCAGATGATGTATTGGATGATCTCCCAACCTACTCTTGGCCTTTCTGCCTCTCCATGAGCAAGGCGCAGCCCAGTGGCACACTAAACTTCAGCCGCATAGATAACGCCAAGCTTCTCGTCAACAATGTTTCTGGAGGTAACAACCTTCATCGCGTGTATGCCGTGAATTTTAACATTTTACGTATAAAGAATGGTATGGCGGGTGTCGCTTTTGGAAATTAATAACCTAAGTAAATACGAATAATATGAAAAACAACTCAAAATGGATCTATTCCATAAGTTAATTGATTTGGTTGATCAGAATGCGGAACGTCTTCCAGAAGGTGATTACGTGGAGATATGCAATGTGATAAAAGATATCCGAGAAAAGGTGAAACCACCATCTTTCCTCGTTAATCAAAATGAACCCATGACAATGCCGGGGTATATACCGACTAATACAGAGCAAGAGGAATATCCGGGTCTTAACCAGTTTCTTCTTGAACTCCACGAAGAATGGTCCAGAACGGATGACGGTGAGGAGGAGGATGAAACTCTCTCAGCTGACGAAGCTATAGGGCATCTGAGAGAGCACATAGAACAACACGGAATACCACAAAGTTTGACTATTAATTTTGTAGATTAAATATAGATGAGTGACCCTGTACTCTTTGTGGATACATCGGAGAGTAATGTAACTGTCACGGGTAATCTGCACGTTATATGTGACAGTACTGTAAGTAATCTAAATGTCACATCTAACCTCCACGTTACTGGTTCAACCCTGTCTAATGTAGGCAGTCTTAGCACGATAACAAAACTTTTCGGTGGTCAGTCTTACCCAGACCGACCCATCTCGATGGTGGGTAGGAATGGCGGGAGAGTATATTCCACCACCAATCCATTGGGGAATATGGTGGGTCAATACATTTGGAATGTAATTGGATACAACGATAACGGTTTATATAACTCATCCACCGGTCGGTTTACAGCTCCACCGGGGTTTCCGGGATATTACTTATTCACATTCACGGGATTAGGTGGAGCAGGTGACTCAGCTCCCAACACGCGATGGTGGAGAAATGGGTCTGTGTTCAGTTGGGGTGCAGCGCACGTAAACGACTCCGGGAATAGTAGCAGGCGCGGGATTTCGGCTCAGGTATTGATCTACTTGGACGAAGGAGATTACGTCGCTATGGAAGTCCATGCCGACTCGATTTACGGAGGCAGCGAGCTCCACTCAACGACGCTTGCGATTTATTTAGGCGATAAATATTAATTCTTTACGGTATATATGGAAGAAGTATCTACATTAGAAATTCGTATAACACTGTCGGAAGAAGAACATCTTGCAGCCAGAACTGTAATGGCTGATCCCCAAGAATGGGCAGACAACGCTATTCGTAACAGAGCAAATATTGCTGCGAATGATGTAGTTCAAAAGTATGTTTCTGTTGCGATTGATAATAATTGGACAATTCCAAATACACGTATAGAAATTATAAAGGCAGCCATCTCCAAGGGTGTTTTTAGAATAGAACAACCCAATGTTGTACCAGAAGAAGAACCACTTTAATCGGCAAGCATATCAATTTCCCTTTCATACGTGTGTGACATTAGTACAGATTTTAGATCCCTAGAGAATGTAATATAGTTTTTAGGAATATCTCCCCACAATCTCTCATTAGTAACAAATGCATCCAGTTTATGATCTGCTAAGAGGGGCTCCAATAAAACCCAATTAGGTTCATTGTAACGAATTTTTGTACACCCCCTTGCAAACCGTCTCGCGTATATATACCAAGCCGCAATACTTTTGTAAATGTGTTTAGGACGTTTTCCATGTTCAAGACATTTACGAAGCGTGGGTACCACAAAAGTGTGGAATTTTGTAAATCCATTCATACAAATCCTCTCCAAGTCATCAACGTTTGTAGAGTTTGAAAACCTTTCTTCAATTGTATCTACATAGTCGTGTATATCAAATGGAAGATCCATTTCCATTTCAATAGAAGGAATAATTTCCTCGTTTTGAAGATTCTTGAAATGTTCGCGATGTTTTTCGTCATTCATAACTTGATCAAATGTACGATAACCGGAAAGAACACCAAGGTATGCCAAAGATGTATGTCCACCGTTAAGCACTCTAATTTTCGTTTCTTCAAATGGCTCCAAATCATCCACAATATTTACACCAACTTGTGTTAAATCTGGAAAATCTGATGCAAAGTTATCCTCTATTACCCATTTGGAATATTCCTCTGTTTGAACCGGGTTATGCATGTAATGTGGATATCTCCGCCCTATTTCCTCACAAAGCTGTGATGTAGTCCTCGGAGTGATGCGATCAACCATACATGAGGGAAACTTCACATTACCTCTCACCCAATCAGCCATTTCATGTTGATTTGTTTGGTAAAGATATGCTAAAAATTGTGCCTCCAATACTTTACCATTTTGGCGAATATTGTCGCAACACAATATTGTTATTGGTGTGTTTCTATTTCTAAGTCCACACGCAAGATATTCAAATAAGGGAGATCCAGGTGCATACCCACTCTCTGTAACAGTTACTGTAATTAAATGAACACTCGGAAGAGTAAGCATATGCTTAGCTATTGTTCTATTCTTGGTCCAATCAATGTAGTCAAGATGACTCCTCACAATTCTGTATGAAGAAGGTGTCTTTAAAATGTAATCATCAATCTCTCGAAATCCCTCGTTTCTCAGATTGACAGCTACAATACCCCAACGAAGATCACCGGATTTTTCCATGTAATCATCTATATACATGGCCTGATGAGCTCTATGGAAATTACCATAGCCAATATGAACTATACCCGTTTGACACTCGGATTTATCATATGTTGTCTTATACATACGTTAAAATTAGTTAGATATTATTATTTAAGCGAGTTCTTCAAAAGTCTTTCAAGTCTTGGTTTCTCCTTATTCATGAATACAGTAAGTTTGGTGACGTCTCCTTCAATTAGAACCTGTCCATGTTGAGTATTTACATATTTGTAAACTTGGTCAACTCTAACAAAATCAACTTTTGTCATCTTTTGGGATGGAGCTTTACTGTGATGTACAGCCAAAACAGCTGCATCCCTCTTAGTCTCTTTAGGAACTACTTCCCCTTCATAGCATATAACGACATGAGATCCTGGACATTCGGAAACGTGTAACCACCAATATTTTGGATTACTCTCCGTAGAAAGTTTATCATTCTCTTTGGAAGAATCACCAACTCGGATAGTAATAGAGTCCAGGGATTCATAGTTTTTCATCTATGTGTAAATATCTCAGAATCTTTATCTATGACAATTTAAATGCACGTTGTATTGAAACCAAGTCCCTCGGTCACCCACAAACTTAGGGTGACTTTACCTAATCAGAGATCTATCGATTTCGGACAAAAGGGTGTTGAGCATTATATAGATCACGGTAATCCCAGACTCATGCGTGCGCATCTTATTAGAAAGGGTGCTATCATTCCTAAGGAGTTGCGAATTGAGACTGATCCATATGAAATACAACGTGAAATGTTAAGAGTTAAAGAAAGTACAGAGGAAGATTGGGAAGATTTCTTTAGAGCTGAATACTGGGAAAGGTGGCTCTTATGGTCTTACCCCAACCTAAACAAGGCTAAACTTTTTATGACTATGAGACATGGTATGCTTTTTATGCCCACACAAGAAGCTATGTGGTTCTGTGATAAAAATAATCCGTACTAATTATAATGAGTAGTTGTGCTATTAGTGATCTAGAAGTTCAACAGGACGATGGAACTATGCGCGGTGTAGAAATTGCACCCGAAGGTTGCCACCCCGTGAGTACAGATGAGTGTTCTTCGGGATATATGGCTCCATCTGAAAATGTCACATTTCCCGAAAACAGTATTGTGAAGCAATGTTGTAAGTGCAAAGAAGGTGAAAAATGCAACCTTTGCGCTGACCCAGATGCTTGTACAGAAGAAGAAGTTGAAAAGTTTATTAGCACCGATGAAACGTGTTACGGTGAACCACCCCCTGAAGAGGAGGAGGGTGAAGAGAAGGAGGAGGAGAGTGAGGGAACCGCAGATACATCTGTAAATTTTACAGTTTACGCTCTCTTAGGACTTCTCATTCTTATGTTATTAATGTTTTTCTTATTTTCCCGTAGAGCCAAAACCATCTGAACCCCTCAGAGTTTCCTCAAGGAGACCAATTTCCTTAATGTGAGGAGTTTCACACCTCTCAAGAATTAACTGAGCGATACGATCACCCTTCTTGATCTCAAAGTTGTCAAATCCACGATTGAATAAAACAACCTTGACTTCACCGGTATAATCTGGATCAATTACACCCGCACCTACATCAATGCAATGCTTGACAGCCAATCCTGAACGAGGAGCAACACGACCATAACAGCCATCTGGAATCCTCACAGCTAATCCAGTCCCAACGAGAGCGTTACCTGCCTGACACGGAACAATAGCGTCTTCATTGCTGTATAGATCGTATCCAACACTACCATCAGAACCACGAGTTGGAAGAATAGCATCGTAAGAGAGTTTCTTGATACCGAGAGGCATTCTATATTGGATACAATTATATTCTTTATGTAACACTCATAGATATACCAATTCTCGGTGTTATAGGTACGACATTGTGTTTAACATACTTTGGAATTTTAATCATATCACCGGGGTTTAGTAAATATTCAACATCGTCAATTATTACTACAACTTTTCCAACACACTGCCAATAAAATACATCCTCTTCGTCATAATGTAAACCTAAACTACCAGGTTTACGACTAATATTAAAATACATATGAGCATTTGCAGTATTTGTCATTTTCATCGCATCTTGTACCTTTTGATGTATATGTGCATTAGGTGTATTAAAAAATCCAGGTAATTTCATCTTTACCATCTCACCATATAACAATAACTGGTGCTTACTGTCATATTTAATATTTTGTTCATTTTTACACTCTTCAATTGAACTATTGTAAATGTCTATACAATCATCCCAATTAATTGTATTAGAATTCCACCCTTTTATAATTTGGGGTGTCATCTTATATTTAAAGAGGATGTATATTCCTTAAGTCAGTTTGGGAACATCTCGGGGAGATGCCCAATTCACGACGTCTTTTCAAGTTGTAAATCAAACCCCAACATGCAGCGCCGTACACAATAATTGGAATTCCTGTGACTAAAGCAAAAACCCACATTATAATATTAGTGTATACTATAATATGACCAGGGTTAATAAATCGGGGATCTTCACACCTCTTAATGAGAATGCTAACGATCTTGTGAGAGGGTATTTCATGAGGGATAGCGAGGGTGGTTATGCCCCCAACAACTACCAGGTTAATACACGTGGTGGAGGTAACAATCTAATGAATAATTACCTGAAATTTCAAAAAGCTATTCAGGATAAAAGTAAAAAGATCCGCGGTATTGAGGCGCTTCACAGCCCTTCCATTATGATCAAAAAGGAAAAGAAGTCTACAAAGAAGAAGACTACTAAAAAGAAGTAAGTGTCAAAGCTCTGTATAGAGGTAATTGAACACCTGCGATATGGAAAACACCCTTCAAAAACTTTCGTTTGATATACAAAGAGTTATATATAAAACATCCAGCTGCGAAACAAGTCCACGTAAATACGTATATATTTTGGACTTGAATATTTACAAATACCATCATGTAGACATTGCATATTATATCATACCATTTAACAAGCTGACTTGTTGGTAACAATATATGATATAATATTCCGTTATTAATCACAATATAAGCTATTAATGATTCCGTACGTAGATAATGAACTATGTACGGAAGCAATCCGAGTACACGTATTTGCATGTTATTTTATTAATTTAAAACTTTAAGTTCAGACTTGCCGGGAATCGAACCCGGAACGCTGGATTAGAAGTCCAGAGTGATATCCGTTTCACTACAAGTCCATAGATGCTGGGAGCGGGGTTCGAACCCGCGCGTGTATAACACAGACGATCTTAAGTCGTCCTCCTTAGACCACTCGGACATCCCAGCACTTACCTTTACCCCAAAAAAACTTACCTTTGTCCCCTATTCATCTTACGAGTTAAATCTTTAAGTGTTTGGGTTCTCTTTCATATTCAATCTTTTTACTCAATATTTCACGATCCATTTTAATTTTATCTTCGATACCTGGACACTTATGTTTTTCTAAATGTAAACAACTGATACAGAAATCACCACTACAATATTTACAAGTCATTGTAATACCACATTTCTTTTTTTTACAGTTTTGGCACGGCATTATAATATAACTCAGATAAAGATTTGTTGAGTAAAATATTCAGAAATGTCTTACACTTACGCGCTACCCGCCCCAATTCTGGCATCTACTCATGATTACAACAAACTTAAGAAAACTCTAAAGAGGAGTACTTGTGGGTATGGGTCTGCACTATCTGCGTCTTATTTCATTACCCAAGGTGCGGATCAAGGTGTATCTGTAGCCTTCGGGGCTCTGGCATCTTACACTTATGTTTCCCTGCTTTCCGAAAGGGTGGATAATTTTGAGAATTCAATTTTTCAAAAAGAGTTTCTCGCACCTATCAGTCTTGCAGCATTTGAAGTATCTTGGAACAATGCCCCCTTTGCTTTTGATTTTGATTATGGTTGTACTTTTGTTGGTTTTCTCGCTTATAAGTTTGCACTTACAACTGTTCTGTTTGAATGTGTAAGAGATATGATGATTGAAGATGGACGGAGTACATATGACACATCAGAAAAGATATACAATGACTTGTCCGATTGGAAGACGCAACACGGAGAAGTAGGTATGGAGGAGCTTGACATGTAAATTGTTTTGTTGTATTAAAATAAGTTAATGATCCGTTACGGATTACTGTTCTATGTGTATTTGCTTTCACGTCTCAGTGGTAAACCAAAGAAGAAATTCAAATCAAAGCCTGCGACGTGGATCTAACAACTCTGAAGAAACTGATCAATCTTTCTGGCAATACCCTTGCCAATACCAGGGACCTTCTTAGGACCATCAGCAAGTTCATCACCGTGGGTAACCTCAAAGTCAAGTTCACGAATAGCATTGGATGCCTTTACATAAGCCTTACCCTTGAATGCATCAGTTTCCTCTTGGGCGAGGGTCTCAAGGTAATAAGCCACCTCCTCATTGGTATCAGCGTAGTCGTCATGGGTATCATCAACCGCTGAGAGCTGCTCAAGCTTCTTGATTTTTCCAGTCTCGAGGAACTCGTCAATAAGTTTGGCGATGCTCTTGCCAATACCAGGAACTTTCTTATCACCGATGGCAATCTCGTGTCCATCGTCTACCTTGAACTTTAGCTCATAGATAGCATCAGCCGCTTTGGCGTAAGCATTGGACTTATGCATATCTTTCTCATGGTAAGAGAGAGCTCCCAAAGCGCGAACAAGCTCGTGGTTGTAGCATTCATCAAAATCTTCGGAATCCATAGTCGTTCGCTCAGTAGAAGCATAGGATGATACCTCGTCCTCGGATTCGTAAGACTTGTCAACTACGTAAGTATCGTCAGTCTCGTCCGAGTCGTAAGATAGACCAAGGTCATTGGAGCAGACGGATTCCTCGTCGTCAATCTCAAACTCGCGCTCATATTGAATAAGTTTGAGACGAATAGCAAGCCCGTCTTTGGCGAGTTTGTCAACCTTGGCAGCGAGCTGCATGTTCTCGGTCTCAAGCTTGGAAATGTAGGTAGCAATGGAAGCAGCGTTCATGGTCGTCATGTTGTTGATTGTAGATGTATACTTTTATACTGGTTTGGGAATGACTTAGGTCTCCAAAATACATTTTTATCACATAAAGATAAGAAGCGTAAACTGTGTAAAATGTTAACCCTCGCCAGACCTATCCATGTACAACACAAACGTGTTACTTTACCAAAAACTAACAAAGCTATTCGTCGCCCCGTACGAAATGTTAAAGTCCGTTCTGCTCTCCCTGATCAGGATTTAATCAACTACAGCCTCTTCCAACTCACTTCGTGGGTTATGCCGATGACCATCGCGGGTCGTCTACTCAAGATGGAGTACAAAGAGATCGGAGTTGGACTTGTCGCTATTGGAGTGACCAAAACACTTTTGGAAGCTGGTGGAATTATACACTATTAAAGATAATGTCTGCCCATAGTAAAATGTTAACAAGACTTTTACATATACGACCCAATATCCGCGTCCAATCTAAGAAGAATGATTTCGTTGAGCCTGCTGAAGCTCCAGGTGAGGGGAGGCGTCGAATCCCAAGTGATAAAGAGAACAGAGACTCTGCACTCGCAAGCCGGGAGGAGAGACCCAAAGAGGATGAGAAGCCTCACCCATTGAAGAAGTTTCTAATGGATGTCTTCAAAATTAAGGAGATTGACTACGAGAAGTTCAACAAGGAAAATAAGTGGGCTATCCGTCCAAACAAGAATAAGGATAATAAAGAATAAGAACAATGAATGTATAATATGTCCTTTTCCCTCGCACGTATTAATCTCACACGTAACGTTAAAACTCGAGTATTTAACGATCCCGCTCAATATGATACAGAAGTAAACGCAGCCAGGGGTTTTAGTAAACCTACAAAATCCTCTCGTGTAAGTCTTAGTCAACCAGTTGCTCAGCTAAATGAAGCCGAGAAGCTTATGAATGTCGTATCCGAATATGACGTCATCGCAGCGCAAAACTTTTGGGCGCAATCAATTGTGGATATTTCAAATTCCTTCCTCTCGGGTGAGGACTATGTAAGTCTCGCGGGTGAGCGTGCGGGTGAACTATATGGGTACGATCATTCTAATGTACTCTTCAAACCAACTAAAGCCGCGAAACAACAGTTCCGCCCTACAGCTCATGATGCTATGTCTTATTTTGTTGGTAATGATGCAGTAGTAAGTGGATACAAGGAAGATCACGGTTTCGCTATTAACGCCAAAAAGGGCTTCAGTAAGGTTGTATTTAATAACCACCAGATTGATTGTCATGGTGATGTAGCTCACGCGATGGGTACATATGAGTTTACATGTGCCACAACGGGAGAGATTTCAGATGTTGAATACACCTTTGGTTATAAGCGTAATACAGATGGAAAGGTGCGCATTTGTCTCCATCACTCATCTATCCCTTATGAGCCTTCTGATACCCTGAAACCTGTAGAAAAACTTGTACAGATGACACATAAAAGTAAAATAATGTACGACCCCGATCAGTATGATGAGGAAGAAAATAGGGAGAGAACGAGGTTAAAAAATACATCTGCTAATTGGTAAAATGGACCCAAAGAACATCCCTAATGTTGTTAAGCAAATTCTTCAAGATCGCGAGATTCCAATGGATCAGAAAATGACCGCCTTCATGATGTTCATGCCCAAACTCCCTGAAGATCCAAAACTTGACGTTATTCTAAACGATAACCTAATGATTGGTCAAGAAATTAAGTCGCTCATTGATGATGGAAAGATTGAGTTGGGGAAGTTCGATAAGAACTTCCATTTGGATGTGAAAGTGCTATAAAGATCTAACACACAAAACTAATAATGAAGGAAGCATTTATTCATGATGTTGTAACCCTCGGGTTTCTAATTCCTTTCTCTATTCTGTCTATAGCAGAAGTGGCATTTCACTACACAGTCTACCCTCTATTTCTTACACATGCCTTCACGGTACATATGTTATTTGATCTAATATGGATACATCGTCGTCCTCATGTTTTGACATCTTATCATAAACTCATTAAGTTCCATCATCTCGTTGTTCTATCCTTTCTATTGTATCCTCTTTTTAGACCTTGGGATTCTCGTATCGTAGCTATAGGGGGTCTTATTGAAATTGACACAACTCTCCTACTTTTAAAGCGAATATTCAAAGGGCATTGGTTACTTAGACGTCTATACATGGCTTCAAATCTAATAATTAGAGTGTGGTATGTAACTCTTCTCTCCTTTTTGTATTGGTATTACACACAATATGAAAACGTTTGGGTGAGACTTCATATTATGAGTGCGCAAGCATTTGTTAATCTATTTAGTTTTGCTATCTGTATTGTCACATTTACCAAGGAAATTAAGAGGAAGTTAGCTTAGTAATAGATATCCCGTATCCTAACTCATGTATGATCCTGTTATTTTTGTAATCATGTTTGTAATAAATCTTTTTTATACCACTACTCGCCAGTGCCTTGTAACAATTTAGGCATGGATAGTGTGTAATATACGCTTCGGCACCATCGATGGAGACACCCCTCTTCGCTGCATCGGTGATGGCATTAATCTCGGCATGAATCGTAGCTTGTTCATGTCCATCCCTCACAATTGAAGTATGTACACAACCACTTAAAAATCCATTGTAACCCATACTTATGAGCCTGTTATTCTTAACGAGAACGCACCCAACTTTGAGTCTCTCACAAGGAGATCTAACCGCGGCGAGATCTGCAGCCTTCATAAAGTAATCTTCCCATGAAATACGAGGTATCTCTTCATCATCGGATGAATAGAAATCAAAAACTGGACGCCTAAGTATGTTCCTTAAAGGAGGCATTTATTATTAAAGAAACAAAATCTTTAAATTGATCTTCTGTACCACTTCTCGTACAAATGGGGAAATAATTCTTTCAGAGTTTTGAAATACGTATCAAGGTATTCCCTTTCTTCTACTTCCTCTTCTGTAAGCTTCTTACGATCAGGTAAAATACCCAACTCAATTCCGTGTAACAAATCTATTCTCTTGGAAAAGTTTAAAAAAACACGATACGAGAGTAAAGTTTCGTCTTTTATATTTAGAACGCGTATTTCTTCATGTATTCGTTCTAAATGAACCATCCTGTATTTAACGCAGATATAAAAAAATAATGACATATCAAATAAAAATGGATGATGTATTGAGGGACTTGAAAGATCTGAGACGTGACATTGAGAAAATACATGACATTTTGGCATACGATAATTTATATGTTCATAAGTTAGTACAGAAAATTATTGTGAAAGTATGTAAAGGGTCTATGTCTTCAGTAATTACGAAAGTGCCTAAAGGGTCTATGTGTTCGGTAAAAGGTAAATTATACGAAGATTTATGTTATGGAAACATAAAACACAGTCCTAAAATTATAGCGCAAGGTGGTGGTTCTTCACATAAACCAGATATATATACACAAAATGGACATATCGAGTGTAAACCTAAACAGTCTCCAGATTGGGGGCAATCAACACTCAAATGGAAAGAAGGTCGCTGGGTACCGAAGAATGAACTTTTTCAACAGTATATGGATAGAATCAAATTTAAACCACCTCCTTTTCTATTTGATAAGATTACACACCCCGAATGGATTAAGATTAAACATGATTATAAAGACGAATACTTGACAGTAGATAATCATGAAATTCAAAATTTCTATAGAAAAAAGGGTTGTGCATACATACAAATCCTCGGGCGTGGATTGTATCATTTAGGAGAAGATCCACTCGAATGGGGAGTTCCCGAATTTAAAGTAGAACAGAGGATACGCATAAGAGTGAAGGTTCATTCCAAGTCTGGTTCACACTTATCCGTGACGGCTGCTTTTCAACCCTTAAATATTAACACACTTGCCCCGAGCGAGTATTCTATAGATGATAGAACACGGCTACCACCTAACCTAGGATGACGATTTCAGATGAATCTTTACTCGTATTCATCCCATACGACCATTTTACTTCACGGATTTCGTAATTTTTATACAAATCTCTGATGTAATCACAATTGTTATATGTCATTATCCAGTTTTTTCTTTTCTTTAAAACCTGAAATAGTTTTTCGTGATTGAAATTTTCATGCATGTCTCCATTTTTTCCGTATAAATTTGAGTTTTCATTTAGATAATATGGTGGATCTAAAAATATAAGACCCTTCTTACCCTTTAAAAAAGTTTCAAAATCCAGATTGTGAAATTCTACATCATTTAGATTGAGATCTTCGGTGCGTTTAATAGATGACTCAGTGAAACGTTTTTTGGAAGATTCGGTTGAAAATCCACCTGAAAGTGTAGCACCACTAAATGAACATCTGTTAATCACAAAGTATTTATATCCTTGTATAAATTCATCTGTATCTTCCATTATTGTGTCTCTCATCGTACTAAATATAGATTTTGATACGACGTTGAGAAGTTTTCGGAGCTCACTGCATAATTCAGCCTTACGTATCTGAACAGATTTCCAAAATGATATAAGAGGTTTAAACTTATCATTGACTATAAGTTTTGAGCCATATTTGGTACGTAGAAAAAACTCAAAAGAACCCCCACCGAAAAAAGGAGATATTACAACTGATTTATCAAAACCTTTTTCATTAATAATTTCATCTAAAATAGAACACGCTCTCGTTTTACCACCGGGATACCTAAGAGGTGATTTCATATACTATACACTTTACAAGTCTTTAAATCAGATCCTTATCCGCCTCAGTCGTAATGTTGTATAAAGTCAATAAATGAGATGTTATTAAGGTATGTTTTCTATTGCATGTAAATTACAACAAAATTATATATGTGCAACGGGATTACTACCGTTCATTCTTCGATTTTTTACGACAGGTTCTATACCATGTTTATTAATTTCGATGAATGGTCTAATATTTCACATTTTTTATCCTAATAATGTATTCGCGAAATATGTGGATACGGTAACTAATATGATACTGATATCATACATAAATATACAAGTTTGGAATGCGTATGTATTTATGTTGACTTGTTTTGGTACATGGTGTTTTAGGGTAAATGTACCCACAAAAGGATACGAAATTGTAGAGTCTCTCATACACGTAACTTGTGTACAAGGAATTGGGTTTATATGTATGGTATTATCAGGGTTCTGATTTCAACAAAATAGATATAAAGATATAGCTCTACTACTTAGTAAAATGAGTCTTGAGGACTGGCATACATGGGATCCCGATGAAAAATATATCGCGTGTGTTCCACCTCCTGAAATGTGTAATTTCGGTCCCTATCAAATTAATCTAGAATATAGAATGCGGCTTTACACAGAATTCCCCTTTTACACTGGTGAAGAAGTTGTTGGGTCGTATCTTGGATACAATCCACATTTTCCATCTCAAGAGAAATGGTTGAAATATGGCTCGCAAGCGCCATCTCGATCTGAATCTGAATCTGAATCTGAATCCGATGAGGATTGCAAATCGGATTCAGAGGATCATTGGAGAACTCCCGACGGTGAAATACATGGTATGGCTGACTGATTGTGAAAATCACTACCTCAGTCATGGTTAAAGACTTTAACTGAATGTGTGTTAAGATGATTCAAACCAGTCTAGATTCGTTCAATTTTTGTATTCCGTGCCCTACTATCACCGAAAAACCAAAATATGTTCCTCCGAAATGTCCACATGGTCTTCGGCGCGCTCAGTGCAAGAAGTGCGGTGGGTCATCATTCTGCGAGCACGGTCGTTCACGCTATAGGTGCAGGGAGTGTGGTGGGGGATCAGTCTGCGAGCACGGTCGTGAACGCACTTACTGCAGGCAGTGTAATGGGGGATCATTCTGCAAGCACAATCGTCGGCGCTCTCGGTGCAGGGAGTGTGGTGGGGGATCAATCTGCGAGCACGGTCGTGAACGCGTTAGTTGCTCTATATGTGACCCATATGGACACGCGCTACGCGCACGACGAAATAGACGATATACAGCTACAAGGGTTAAAAATCCTACAGGTTCATTGGAAGATCTTTGTATGACTTCAAAAGAATGGGTCGAGTATCTTCATAAAACTTTTGAAGATAGGTATAGTCGCCCAAAAACAGAAGATGATGAGGTTCAGATAGATGAAATCATTCCATGTAGTGCATGGAATTTGCCAGATGATAATAAATATTGCTGGCACTATCTGAACTCTCAGTGGTTAATTGATAATGAAAACCAGCAAAAGGGTAGTAAATATACAGAGGAAGATAAGCGCGCTATGATACAACGAATAGATGAGTGGTTCACCTCAAATCCTTATCCGCCGTGTAGTACGTCTTCCCCTTAGTGGCGAAACTATGAACCCTAGCATACCCCCACGCTTGTGGAGAGGCTCCCGGACGATGCCCGGTTCTCCACGCAGCGAGTCCCCTATTGTAGATTTTTTGGACAGTTCTCAGAGGAATGCCAGTAGCCTTCGCAATATCTGGCAACGACTTAGCACCTGGATACCTTTTCCGGAACTTTTGGGTGTAGGAGGAAGTCTTCGTCTTTCTTCCTTCGTCTGTTCGGAACTTGGTGTAGTCCCTCTTGAGCATCTTCTTGTAACGAGTTTCAACCTCCTTGAGAGTTTCAAGCCCCCTGAAGTATTTGAGGGGTGCATAGATTTGACCTTCTGTTCTACGCAGTTGCCCAACTTTTCGAGCAATTTGAGCATCGGTGAGAGGCATCTTAATTATTCTTGAGATATTTTATAGCTGTAGCAATATCGGAATATACACATTTCCCAAATCTGACGCGCCCTGTCTTGGGATTGTAATAGCCTGTGTGACCATTATATACAGCTCTGTGGAGATCACCCATATAAAAAATACAATATTATATTAGTCAGCGAGATGGGTTTGTCAATTATTATGGGAAATATGTTTTCTGGTAAAACTTCAGAACTTATCAGACGACTTAAGCGCTTGAAAGTCATTGGTAAAAAAGTTCTTGTCGTCAATTCCGCTAAGGACACGCGGTCCCCTGATGAAGTTTTGAAGACCCATGATAATGTGAAGTTTAATTGTCATAAAGTGTATGACCTATTTGACCTAATTTACACTGACGATTTTGACGATGTGGATATTATAGCTATTGATGAAGCTCAATTTTTCCCACGTCTCAAGAAGTTTGTAGAGTATTGCCTTTACGAAGGTAAAGAAGTAATACTCGCAGGTCTTGATGCTGATTCTTTTCAAAGAAAGTTTGGTGAACTTATTGACTGCATTCCACTGGCTTGTGAGGTAACTAAACTTTCAGCTCTCTGTATGTATTGTAATGATGGAACTCCGGGTCCTTTTACAAAGAGGATTGTTGATAATAAAGAACTTGAACTCATAGGTGGGACTGATATGTATAGGGCAGCATGTCGTAAACATCTTTAGAAACGTTTGATGTCCAGTATAAGAACAACCCTCTTTTGTGTACCCTTCTTAGCGACACTGTGTATTTTTGCGTGATCAAAAAGAAAGTCCTCACCCTCCATGTGTTCATGTGCTCCCCTCCCTGTGTAGAGTGTGCAATCTCCACCACCCTCTACAGTGAGATGGTAACGAAGCCAGAGGTTTGTTTCAGCACGGTGGGGTGCTATAGACGTAGGTGCATCCATCACAGCAAATACAGCTGTATCATGACACACACATGGTATCTGCTTTATGAGACTGTTTAATATAGGGAAGTCTTCCACTTTATAATAATAATAGTTTGGATTCACTTCAAACCAAGGATCGAGTTCGTGAAATAAATGTGTTTCGGCAGTCTTTGAAACTTCTTTAAACTCCCCCCTAATCTTATCAAAGTGAGCTTTAACTAACCAAAGTCCAGGATAATCATTGACTGAACATTTAGAACCCCAGTTTATGATATCTATCATCGTGTTTCTCATACCTACCAGAGGTCTCAAAGGTTTCCTAAAGTATAATCTATCTATGGGTGATTTTAGGTAGTCATGAAGTACCAGGAAAAATGGTACAAGTATCACCGTCAGCATTATTTTCTTAGTATAAAATAAAAATGCCCGGATACGGCGGAAAGCGTATGGAAAAGTACACTCCCGAACCCACTGATGATGTCAATACTGTTGAGCATCGCTTTGTGATGCCCAACCTTCCCGCCATCACCCTTATTCAGTTCGTTCTCGTTGGTCTCGTCCTTGCTCACTACTGGATGAACCGTAAGGTTAACAAGGCTGGTGTCGGCGCTGCCATGCTCGCTATTGGTTTTCTCCACTTCTATGATCACCTCTACCGCGTGAAGCGTGGTCCCGAGCGTCTCTTCTTCTGGCCCGAGGCTCCTAAGAAGGAGGAATACTGTGGTGCGTGCCGTAAGTAAATAGTTCTTTACAATTTTTAATTTTACCATTCATTATTAAATTATAATACACCTTCTCCACTCCGGAAAGTTTTCTATAATTTAATTTTGTTTTTACAAGAGTTTTTGATAAGTTAATATCCTCATCTGAATATTCGGGTATTAATTTGTGAATAAAAGTAAGTTTATTTTTTTGTAATGACAGGTTGTATAGTATAAACGGAGTTGCAAACTTATTCATGTATACTCATATTTTTATATTTTTAAGTTATAGGAGACATGCAAGTCAAAGTTGTCAGAAGTCCAGATCGTAAAAAGAAGTTCAGGGCTATACTCGAAGATGGTAGAACGGTAGATTTTGGAGCGCGTGGATACTCGGATTATACAAAACATAAAACACCTTCCCGTATGCGTTCCTATGTACTCAGACATGGTGGAAGAATCCCCAAACGTATTATCGCTGAAAGAGATCCAAAAAGAATACAAACTTTAATGCTCGGTGTCAATTCCAGTGATAGGGAGGAATGGAAAATCACTGGTATTGATAGTGCAGGATTTTGGTCAAGGTGGTATCTTTGGAGCTATCCAGATTTTGATAGTGTCAGGAAGTTTATGTCAAAGAGATTTGGAATTAAATTTGTAAACTAATAATAACTATGAAAGGATCAACGATAGCTATAATACTTTTTATATTATGTGTAATATCAATTGGTGTTTTTTTGGGAGTTAGAATGATGAATGCTAAAAAACGTAAGGAACAATTCTTAAACACACCCGGTGTTCATTTCTTTAAAGAATGTAACTACGGTGGTAAACCACTTCAAATGGTCGAAGACCTCCCCAAAACTGAAGAAGATGTCGGAATAATAGATGGTAGCATGAACTTTAAATCTTTTATCCTCACAAGAGAATATAAAATGGATACCTATACCGAAGGTGGTGAGAAAGGTGTAAAAACATCATACGCTGGACCAAAAGAGGTGGCGTGCCTCGACACTCCAATTAACAGTGTAAGATTTACTAAAGCTTAAATTAAATTTGTAAACTAATAATAACTATGAATGAAAATCTCATATCCACGTTGATTATACCACTGTTGATATTTTGTACAATCTATCTAATCAGGAAGTACGTGAAGAAACCAGAAGAGGAAGAAATAGATTGGGGAGGCAGTATAGATCCACATTCACTCCCAGGTGTTCATTACTACTCAGAGTGTGATTTCAAGGGAATACATACACACACAGATACCATTCCTCTCAGCGTTGAAGGAAACTTCAAATCAGTTCGTATCGTTGGTGACTATGACGTCAAGGCTAACACAGAGGACGACAAGGAGGTTGTTCTTCGCTCTCACCGCGGTAGCTCTAACATGGTCAAGTGCACACCATTCACTGGCATGGAGATTGGTCGTGATTAATTAGATCCTTGAATGTAATCAACTTTTCATTTTCAATGAGTGATGCAAACTCGTAATTTGTATCACTCAGAGATTCAATCACAATACTCGCTTCGTAGTACACATGTTCCATGTCCATGTCTATATCATCAAAATATTCCAGAAGTTCAATAAGATCTTCATCCGATGCCACATCAACATAATTGTTAAATCGTCCATCGTCAAACCAATATCGTTCACCATTGGCGATAGTATTGGCGAGTACAATCATTCTTTCGGATATCGTCTCTTCTATACCGTCCTCGGGGTCGATACCGATATCGTCAGCTTTATAGGAACAGCTCATGAGGATGTGAAGACCTCCACTGATTACCTTGAGAAATTGTCGTTTTTCATGTGAGATCATCATTTTCAACTTGAAAAACGAGTTTGTGAGGGTGGGACTTAGGTTGTTATTTTTAGTTTACTCTAAGATTACGAAATTTTGGATTGGCTCTCAGTTCAGCCAGGAGCTTGGCACGTTGATTGTTAACCATAGGTCTGGGTGGAGGAGGTGGAGGAGGTGGGGGAGGAGCGCGAACGGGTTCGCGAGCTACACGCCTTGTTTGCATAGGAAGAACGTTATGGTTTGGTTGAGCTTCCCTCAAAACAGTCTTACAAATTCTGATAAACTTCAAAGCACTCTTTGCTTGTTTTTCCACACCACCCCTCTTAGTCTTTTTAGTTTTCTTAAGCTTAGACTCTAACTCCTTCTTGGTTAGTTTAACACGTTTTCCTTGTACATCTTTAGTCACCCTAATTCCCAACTTCCTGGCGTGTTTCTTCAGGGACTCGTAGTCCATTTATATATATGGAGAAATTATTAATCTTCTTGATCTGGATAATATCTATTCATAGAATCTTCCAACTCATCAACTTCATACCATGCGAGATGACACTGTTTTGACTTGGCACCTTCGTCTGTACATATTTCTTGTGCATCACGTATTGCTTCCTTAAAACGCATTTTAAGTCTGGCATTTTCCCGCTTCTTAGGTTTGGGGTATGGACTATTCAATGTAATGTCATCACAACGTTTATAAATATCCTTCAGGACATTCTGACGTGTCTTAGCCAGTCTGTATTTGTAACAATCATTTCCAGAATAAGACAGACACTTCATTTAATATATGATAGTATTAAAGTTTTAAGTATTGTATAAAATAATGGATTTTATTTATGAAGTAAAAGATGCTTTACCAAAAGAAATATGTGATATAATAATTGAACGTTATAAAAAAGAATCATATAAAGAAAAATCTCGTGTTGGAAAGGATGGTGTTGTCAGAGAAAATATGAGAAAATCATTAGTATTCCCATTCTCTAGCAGTCCTAAATGGAAAGATGTTGATAATATTATTTGTGATGTGATAGGTCTAGGTATAAAAAAATACACTGAACACGTTAAACATATTTTAACAAAAAATGGTACAACTGATAATAACGATATAAAAAATGCTATAAGCGTGTATTTAGAAGAACTAACTGACGAAGGATATTTTGTACAAGAGTATAAAATTGATGGATTTTATAATTGGCATGTTGATTCTTCATACAAAAGGGACAACACAATAAGATCTGTGTCATTTGTTTTATATTTAAACACACTCGAAAAAAATGAAGGTGGTTATACTGAATTTGCACTTGGTAAAAGTATTCAACCTGAAGCTGGTAAATTGTTAATATTTCCATCGGGTTGGGAATTTGTTCATAGAAGTGCGATTGTAACAAAGCCAGTTAGTAAATATACTATAGGAACTTGGGCGGTATAAAGATTATAAGTATATATTAGGCATGGAATCTAACGTGGTTATCACGAAAGTATTACTTCCAAGGATACGACAACTCGAAAAGGAGGTTGCAATCCTCAGGGAACAAACATGGCCATATGTTCAGGCGAAAAAGGAAGATATGGGTATGCGTGACATAATGGAACTTGTAGATTTCTTCAAAGATATGGATGAAGAGACTATATTGAAATTATTGAGATTGAAACATCAATTCTCAAGAAATCCGGGGATTTTAAGTAGGGAAGTTGATACAATTACGAGACTTCGTAATAATTTTTGTTGACGTATAGTAAATGTTACCAGCAACTAATATGGTCGATTTTGATGGAGAAGGTCCAGTTATGTCTATGGGACAGCTCAGTGCAAACCTTTCTTCTATTTGTTGTTACATAATTATCATCTTCTTTTCAATGAAGAGTCCGGTCAAGACACCACCCGTACTTGCTATGTTACTATGCGCCTGCTGCTGCTCCAGCTCTTCTACTATGAAACTCATTGATGATACAATGAATCGCACTATGGGTAAAAAGGAGGAGGACGGGGATGCGGATGCGGATGCGGAGTAATTAAAAAAAGTTATCTGTTCTATAAAGATTTACATTGAATGAACCAGTTTTACCAGTCACGTTGACTGATTCATTTCCATATAACTCTTGACACCCTATGTCATCTACACAATCACGACCATCATGATTTATGGGGAGAGAATAGAGATTATCACCACCAGTGGTAGTGTAATAGTGATAACGATCACGACGACCCCTCACTTCCTTACCGTAAAGAGGGAGTGTCTCATCGCCATCACCTGTTAGAACACCCATTTGCTGCATATGCCCGGGCTTGTACTGTTTTATGGGTGGTTCTCTAAACTCGGGGCTTTGGGGAGGTCTCTCTTGACGTTGCATAAACCTCGGCATCATAGGAACACCTACTGGAACCTTAATCACTTTAGGGTTGTGATATAAATATATCACGACGGCTGCAAGCGCAACAAGAGCGAGAGTCATAAGTTGTGTCTTATTCTTGTTTTTCATATATTTAAAGCGTACAAAATAATTTAAATAAATGGAAGACATTGTAATATTTGATGACTTTTTATCGGAAAATGAAATGAAAGTGTTAGAAGAATATTTCACTGGTAATATTTGGCAATGGGGACATATGTCAGCTGATCCAAATAAAATTCAACGATGGTTTCATGCATCTTTTAATAGTAAACCATATTTTAAAGAATATTTAAGAGGAAAAATTGAAGACGTCATCGGTGTAAAATGTGATTTAGAAAGAGTTTACGCAAACGGACAAACAATACTTAACAGTGGTTCGTGGCATACCGATGCCGATTTAGATGGTTGCGTCACTGCATTATTATACATAAGTGATATTACACAATATAACGTGGATGACATACGTGGACATACAGAATTCAAGTTTGAAAATGGAGATATTAAATCAATTGAACCTATAAAAAATCGATTAGTTGTATTTGACTCACAAATTTTACATCGAGGATGTGCACCTGAAGTACCCGGATTTTTTAGAATTTCTGTAGCATGGAAATTAAAGAAAAAGTAATACTTTTAAATATGAAGGTACTCGCTATAGATATAGGGTATCATAATATGGGTCTTGTTCTTGCTGAATGTGGAAATGGTCCAAATATTGACATTGAATATGTAAAGAAAGTAAGTCTTGAAGACTACAAATACATATATTCAAATGACTTTGTTGATTTAATACCACTTTTTGTGGATGAACATAAAGATATATTTGACAAGGCTGAGAGGATTCTAATTGAAAGACAACCACCGGTTGGATTTAATAATATCGAGATACTTTTACACTACATGTTCAAAGATAAAGTGAAGTTGATTTCACCTGTGAGCATGCATACACATTTTGGTATGAGACATTTAAATTACGACGAAAGGAAAGAGAGAACTGTTAGCTTAGCTGAAAAGTTTACTGATATTGACATTCCATATGAAAGAAAGCACGATATAGCCGACGCTGTTTGTATGCTTCTATACTATAACTTTAAGATATCTGTTCATTTTTTTGATCGATTTAAATATTGTCCTAAAGTATAATGCCAACCGCGAAACAGATTCAGAACGCGCGTAAAAAGTTGAAGAAGACTCCAACACCAAAGGGAAACAGTCCTAAGATACCAACAGCTGCTCTACTCCGCATTATCAAAGCGGATCCTAAGGTTAGTCGTAATAAGGAGTTCATGAAGCGTGTTCATGAACTCACGAAGAAGAAGTAGACTTTTCCTCCTTAATAATTTCTAATGCATTGATAACATTTTCCAGAACTTGAGACATATTGTAAGTACCTGGATTATCCTTATACTTTCGGAGACAATCAATATTGAATTCCAGAGAGGACCTCTCCATCTTGATTTTCTCTTCCAGCTCCTTGATACTGGTCTTATGCTTCTCAATGATCTTATCACATTCCTTAAGACCATCCTCAAAGTCCTTATCAAGTCTGTCAGACACCTCCTCAAGGTGTTCGTGTTGTTTCCAAAGAATATCCTTCTTAACCTTTGACTTGGTAACCTCAATACGCCTCTCAATCTCATTAACCTCCTTCTCGAGGATATCTACAGACTGTAAATAGTTTACCTCCATACCCCTTTTCTTTGTCTCAATACACTTAATAGCATTTTCAAACTGCGCGCGACGAATGTTAGAATTGACCATGGTTTTCTGAATTAATGTACACACAATTCTTTATATTATTTTGAAATCTTCCCAGACATGATATCTTTGAAATCATCTATGAACATATCAAATCTTCCGAGACGGTACTGTACGAAACCCCATAGCGCGAAAAATACAGTCTTTGTGAGTTTATTCGCCTCTGTGTCATCCATTTTGTAAATTGGACTGACTATTTGATGCATAAAGGAATCTTCCTTCTTCTTACCGGTTATAGCTATCTCCGCTTGAGTTAATGCACACGTGTCGTCGTTTACGCTCCAATGAAAGAATAAAAAAGGAATTAAGATTGAATAGAACTCCAGGTTGCGTTTATCATTGGTAAATGGAACTATTAAAACAGTAATCAAGAAAAATAGATGAATCAGGAAAATTATATTCATCTATTATAGAATGAGTGAAGAAAATTTTAACGGTGGTATTACCCCATCATCACTCAGAAAACAAGAACTTGATTTAAGAGAGAAAAGTTGGAACGACCAACACGAAACTATATTGCGTCAATGGGGTGAAGCATCTGGGTGTTACAGGTATATGAATCACCGAGCATTCCTTCTATACAAGAAGCTGAGTCTGCGTTTTACCTTACCTGTTATTGTTCTCTCAACTGTTACTGGTACAGCTAACTTTGCTCAAGATCAGTTTCCAGAATCAATGCAAGGGAGTGTTCCCGCTATGATCGGTGGTCTAAACTTAGTTGCCGGACTCATAGCAACTATTATGCAATTTCTAAAAATAAACGAATTAATGGAAAATCATAAAACATCAGCACTTGCATACGGTCTACTATCCAGAAATATTAGGCTTATGTTAGCATTACCACGTCGCGAACGTAGTGCTGATGGTTTAGATTTTGTAAATACATGCAAGGCGGAGTATGATCGTCTCATTGAACAATCTCCTGCGATCCCTATTGGTATTTTGGATGCATTCGAAAAGGAGTATCCTGCAAACACTTTCACTAAACCAGAGATTCTCGATGTAAGAGCGATTCCTAAGATTAAAAGAATTACAGTCGCGGGTGCGGTAACAAGGGGTGGTCCATTCAGCAGATTTGGAGAAATGATGAATTCCAAGGCGGAGTATGATAGGAAGGCTAAGGAGTTTGAAGAAGAAATGGTAGAGGAAGTTGAAGAGGAGGAGGAGGAGGAGGAGGATGCTAAATCCTCGGTGTCTGAAGAACCCGAAGACGTAGAGCAAGGTAGACCAGTAGAATAAGTATAGCGACATTAGTTAAAGCCGCACACGCAGCATATGGTAAAATTTTTCTTCTTAAAGGTTTTACGATACGATCTTGTAGTGCGTCATTCTCGAGCACCAAATCTATGGCTTGATTAGTAAGGTCATCGATGGACTCCTTCATTAAAATAATAGAACAAAAAAAAGATGAGCCTGTTGACACACTTCACACGAAGCAGATTGAACTTCTGAAAAAGTATATTCAAGAGAAGAAGAATGTTTTCATCTGTGGTGCAAGTGGTGTAGGTAAGACATTTGTATTGAAGTCTGTATTGAATGACTATAACAGTGTAGAAGTAGAAAGAGATCACCTGAAATCTAAATCACTTTTTCTGACATTTATAAAAACATCGTCCAAGCATACATATATTGATGACTATGACTCAGACTTTAAAAGTCTTATTGAAAAAGTATCTGATGGAGATCGTGTATCAAGAGGAGCGTTTGTAGTAACATCAACTAATATGTGCATGTTTCCAAACTTTGAAACCATTTTTATTCCAAAACACAAACCAGATAAACTGTTAACTTTGACAGGCTTTTCTGAAGGCGCTGAGAATGCTGCGATACGGTGTAATGGAAATATTAGAGATTTTTTTACATATCTTGATGGATATGACGAAAAAGATGTATTTAAAAGCCCTAAGGACTATATAAAAGATGTTCTCAGTGATCCTGCTCCGGTAGGTATCCCACGTTCAATTCATGAGCATGGTCACGTATGGGATATATTTCAGGAAAATTACTTGGATTCTAGGGGTGTTAATATAGTTCCAACTGTAAATGCTTTTTCAGAAGCCGACACATATGATACACAGATGTATACGAATGGTGATTGGAATCTCATGCCATATTTTACATTAAATGCACTCGTTATTCCAAAAGTGAATCAAGGTAAGCCTCTGGTTAGAGATACAATAAGACCCGGAAGTTGTTGGACAAAGTATGGTAACTTTAAGATGCGAAATCAAAAGTATAAAGAAATTCAAAAAAGGAATGGGCGTAATTTATGTATAGAGGACTTGTGCCTTATAAAGAAGTATGCAGAAAATGGAGACTTACAGCCTATGCTTAAGTATGGTTTAACCCCGCAAGATTTTGATGTGATGAATCATTTGGCGGTAGGAAGTAAGTTAAAACAGAGAGATGTATCAAGAGTAAAGAAAGCATTGAAGAATGCCTACGAACGAGAAAAAGATCATTGAAGAGGAAGAAGATACTCTTGATTGTGTCAAGACTATCGGAAACGAGCTTCACTTCTATGGTGAGATAACTCAAGAAAATACGTTAGAGTTCGTAGAAGCCTTCAAGAAGTTGGAGATTCTACTCCTCAAACATAAGGCTGATCTCATTGGTTATGAACCCAAGATTAGGGTCAATATCATGAGTGAAGGTGGTGATGTATATGCGGGATTTGCTCTCAAGAATATCCTTGAAAAGTCACGTGTGAAGGTTGTCACAATCGCTCAAGGTGCTTGTTGCTCTGCAGCTACCTTCATGTTTTTGGGTGGATCAGAACGTAAGATGGGTAGCAATGCATACCTTCTGATTCATCAAATCTCCACAGAGATGTGGGGTGAATACAGAGATCTCAAACACGAGATGAAGAACTGTGATAAACTCATGAGGGATCTAAAAAAAATGTATATGGAAAAGACTGACATTCCTGACCGAAAATTTAAGAGATTGATGAAGAAAGACCTCTATTTGTCGGCATCAAAGTGTCTAAAGTATAAGATTGCTCACGCCCTTGATTAACGATAACATATCTGCGATAGAGTCCCAAAATACATAAAATTATAAAAACAATAGCCAATGTATTTGCATTTAATGGAACGTTTGTGCGTTCCGGTGCCCTAAGTCGCTCCATTCTACCATAATTTACAACTGGAAGTGAAGACATCTATTTAAAGTTGAGAAATTATTTACTTGTACAATGGAACGCCTTATCCATAAAGATAAAATGAACCGTGAACGTTACACCGACATCCGCGTTGATAAACTCATTGACGGAACTGCGGATATCGTAAAGGTATCAGGGATCGTGGGAAATGATAAGTTCACCGAATCACGAACCAATGTTAAGACTGGTTATGAGAAAGCTTTAAAGCGGGCTCAAACCATGTGGAACAATGAGCACACCAAGTGCAACCAAGTGTTGCCTATGCTCGCCAACAAATGGGATGATCGCAAGAAGTATATCTCTGAGCCGTTCTACGTTCAACCCAAACTTGATGGTGTTCGTCTACTGGTTTCAAAGGATGGTGGCATCTCAAGGACTGGGAAGATTATTCCCGGAACTGAGGTTCTTGGTAAGGGTCTTGAACCGGGTCAATACGTTGATGGTGAAGCCTTTGACCCTAACCTCAACTTTGAGGAACTTACCAGCACTTTCAAGACTGACCCTCTGAAGCTCAAGTTCCATGTGTTCGATTTCTTTGATTTGAAGAAGCTTGGCATGACCTTCGAGCAACGCTGGGAGTATGTCAAGGATTCTATCTACAATCCTCATTACGAATATGTTGATACCTTCAGTGTCAAGAAACACAAGGATATGGAAGGCTATCACAAGATGTTCATACAACAAGGATATGAGGGTACCATGATCCGTGACCGCTTCAGCGTCTACGAGGTTGGTCAGCGAAGCAACTATCTCCTCAAGTACAAGGATTTTCAAACAGAGGAATATGAAATCACCGGTGCCAAAACTGGGCATGGTAGAGATGCAGATGCAGTTGTTTGGGTATGCAAAACTGAGAATGATAATCAGTTTACAGTGAGACCAGAGGGAACAATTGTTCAGAGAGAGGAACATTACAGGAACTACAAGAAGTACATTGGAAAAATGCTCACTGTTAGGTTTCAAAACTTGACAGCTCTCGGTGTCCCACGATTTCCTGTAGGTGTGTGTATCAGAGATTATGAATAGTTAAAGAATAGCATTATGTAATAAATAGTATGAGTAATATAGTTATTGCCGGAGCTGGTACAACTGGTTGGTTAACAGCTTTATTTATAGGTAATTATTTTCCAAGAACGAAAGTTACAGTCGTTTATGACGATAAAATACCAATTATAGGCGTAGGTGAAAGTACAACGGCAACTTTTTTAGAATTTACGGAACAATATCTTGGCATCCATACTTCTGAATTCATAGAACATTGTGAAGCTACATTCAAATCGGGTATAAAATTTACAAATTGGAAGGGTGATGGAAGTCATTATCATCATACATTTACAAGTTGTAATATAGATTATTACTGTACTGCTTTATCAAAGGGAATCCATATAGATGAAATAGATCTGGGGTCTCAATTATGTGAATTGAATAAATTTCCACAGGCGAATGATGGAGTAGAAACAAAGGGAAACGACTATGATAATTGCTTTCTCGCGTTACATTTTAATGCCAAGTTAATGGCAGAGTATTTACAAAAAGTTGGAAAAGAACGAGGTATTAAAACAATTGTTGGTAAGATAGAAGATACACTCCTTGACGATAAAGGGTATGTTACTGAACTTATTTTAGACACAAAAGAAAGGGTTGAAGTAGACTTTGTGTTTGATTGTACAGGTTTTAATAAATTTTTTGTTAATAAGTTGTACAAATCACCTATAGAATATTTTGAACATTTACCTGTTAAAAGAGCTATGCCGTTTTTTATAGATAAAATTGGTCCTACTCCACCTTATACAGAATCTACAGCTATGAAATATGGCTGGATGTGGAAAATACCTGTAGGTAATAGATATGGATGTGGATATGTATTTGATTCTGATATGATAACAGATGAAGACGCGTACAAAGAAATATGTGAGGTAATTGGTCAGAAACCAGAAGTTCGCAAAAAAATTAACTTTAAAGCTGGGTATCATACAAAACCAATGAACAAAAATACACTAGCACTTGGTTTAGCTCATGGATTTTTAGAACCACTTGAATCTACATCTCTACTATTAACAATAGAAATGTTACATGCCATAATACAAACTGTACCCAGTAAATCTTTAAATTGCCGAGAGTGGGCAGATGGTTATCAAACGGATTACAATGCGTTAGCATCAAAAATGGTATCTGATTGTGTTAATATGATATCTTTACACTATTTAAGTCCCCGTGATGATACTGATTTTTGGAAAAAGGTTAGAAACAACACTCCAAAAAGTCTTACTAAAATTTTGAACCTTATAAATAATTACGATGTTACTAAACCCAATAGTTTAAAAACATTAAAAACATTTAATCGTAAATCTTTTATACAATGTATAGCAGGTGTTGATATGCTTGATAAAGATATGATCAAAAGAAATGCGCGGGAATGTTTATATTCAGAAGTTTGTGAATTGAAATCTAAAAATAAGTATATAACCGAAAGGTCTATAGATCACGATGATTTACTTAACAGGACAACCAAAAATCCAGACTGGATTTTTTCGTGTAAGTAGATTCCCCTCTCATTTCATTTACACTATTGTGTAAATCTACAGTCCATCCAAACAAGTCAAGAAAGTTTGGTGGATTATCAATCATAAATTGTTTATAATGAACCATACAATCTTTACAGCCAAGTGTACAACACAAACTCCTGTAAAAATTAGTATATTCTTCTTCACTGTCCGTATTTTTATCGTAATTGAGTGCGGAAAGGTGTATAACCGCCCACATATGAGAATAGTATTTAATACGTAGGGGATTCATCTTTCTTATTTACATGTGAACTTTTTAAGCAAATAATTATAGATGCTACTAACAAATGAATATTAAAATTGCCATAGATGTAGATGAGGTACTTGTACCCTTATTGAAACCTATGGCAGAATATAAAAAGATAGCTTTACCAAAAAAACCAAAATACAATTACCTTTACAGAGAAGTTTTCAATTGCACAGAAGAACGTTCACAAGAAATTCTCCACGAGTTCTATTTTTCTGACGAGTTTCGTAACTTAGAACCTATAGAGGGATCACAAGAAGCTATGAAAAAACTACGTGTACTGTTTGATAAAATGTATATACTCACCGGAAGGCAGGAAATTGTTAGAGGGTCTACCGAACTTTGGATTGAACAGTTTTATCCAGGTTTGTTTGATGACGTCATTCTCACTAATAGTTTCACAGAGAATGAAGTCAAAAAAGTTGACGTGTGTAGAGCCTTGGGAATTGGTTGCCTTATTGATGACAGCATAGGAACATGTAACGAGTGTATTGAAAATGGTGTGGGTGCTATGAACTTTGTGGGAGAAGAAATGTACCCATGGTGTGAAGAAAGTCCTATCAGCATTCACGGTTGGGAGAGTTATAATATTCAAGGTAGAGAATAATACGATCTTCGTCAGACCCATTCTCCGCCCAATGTGGAAATCTTGAACTCATAATGATATGTTTACCATCTTCTTCTTTTATATCTCCTAATTTAGAATGGTGCAAATAACAATCATCCGGACACTTTAATCCTAAATGATACGTAAACTTATAATCATCGCCAACGTGATCTACGTGTTCTTCTAGTTTTACACCACCTTTCATGAGAGCAAACCCAGCTATACGAACACCTGGTATTTTTGAAAGTAGTTTATATGTCTCCGGGCATTTTAAACAATTACCCAATACTATCTTACTTTCCCATATAATAGGCCAACTGATCCACTCCTCTTGTAAATGTGTTTGTCCACCCTTTAGCCAACCGCATTTACCAGAATGATAATCTGAAACAATTTGACGTAGAACGTCTGAACCTTCCCATTCACCCGTAGGTCTGGGTTTATCACTTATAAAGACATTCATTGGTAAATCATCCAACTCTTCTCGTATAGTCTTCCAGTGATTTTTCAGTTCTTTGAGATGCATTTAGATTGTAAGATAATCTTTTTTTACTCAAAAATCGCTTCACACGTGACAATTGCCATTACACAAACCGACCAGCATGCGAGTTGATACACTGCAAAATTCCACAAAAACATTGCAGCTGTAATTATAGATAACAGACCCGCGGTAAATCCATGAGCTGTAATCCACGCTGCAGAAGATGGTCTTTCACTAAACACTGCAATTGTTGTTGTACCTATGAATACCATATTCAGTACATCAACACCCCTTTTATATAAGAAAATCTGAATTATACAAGTGGCGAATAAAACAATACAAGCAAATTGAGTGGCTAGAGTATATTTAATCCTCACAACTTGTTGTACTACTTCGGGTAGTGGAGCGGAATCTGGTGGTGGAGGAACTTCTGGATTAAAAGCTATTGCTACAGATCCATCGGGTTCTTGCACCACGAGATGTCGTTCATCCTTCATGAAAAATACACTATTCTACTGTTTATATCTGTTAAATACACGAGTACGTAGTATTTCATTCTCATATTCAAGATCAATCTTCTCTTCGCGTAATTTTTCAACGAGACTATTTGTAGCAACATTAATTAACTGCCCACCACGAAGTCTTTCATTTTCTTCTTGAGTCTTTACCAATTCATCATCCAATTCTTCAATTTTCTCTATCACTTCATATATTAATTGTCTGTCAGTGTGTTGAAACTTTGAAATTGTGTTCTTAACCTTTTTCAAACGTTGAAGATCTTCGTCATCTTCTTCAACGTTTGGACGCATACAACATGACATACTTTACATTATAATTTATTTTATTCCTTATATTATATGAACAATCACTTCTATGCTATTTTGTTTTCAGTAGTAGCAGGGTATTTATACTACGATATGATGGAATCGTCTATACCCACAGAATCAAATTGTAGTTTTTCAGCTTCACCCATGACAGACTATCTTGCATTTGCATGGGGTCTTATGATTATGTACTATGGTATCAGAAAGTATGATAATCCTATTTTGACATTTTTAGGTTGTTCGGTAATTACTGAACATATTTTCCAATTAAAGAGAAAGATATAATGTTGGCACTTTTTTGTAAACCGGTTATTGTAATTGAACCCACCAAAATGAAACCCATCATGACTCCCCAAGATTGTAGAATTGTACAGGTAAAAGAAATAAAAGACAATGCATTCGCAGCTGAATTTTTAGAACCACTTGATTGGATACAGGCACCACCTATCGTCATCCCCGAAAAAATGGATTTGATAGATTAATTAGTTTGCCATCTTTTTTGGTTTTCATGTAAATAACTTCGTCACATTCACCACCTTTCATAATAAGATTTGGCTCACCACATTCGGTCCCAGGCATCTTATGTCTATCACATGCAAGTTTTGTCCTTTCTGTGATATTCATATTCTGACTAAACCCTGTGAAAGTTCTATCAACCCGCCCCTCTTTATCACAAGCATCTATTATACATTTCCATGAGTAGGGACCAAATGCCCACTCATTTGGTGATTCAGTGGGTGGTGGTGGAGCATCGTGAACTGCAGCGCCCGGACGTGACCTAAAACGCTTTCTTACAGATACAACTGGTTGTAAAAGTATCTCTGCAATAGTCAACATTATATTAGAATCGTCATTTTATTTTAAGTTAGTTAAAAAATATACATCTTTTAATTGTAAATGGAGGTAAAATCTGGTTCTTCTGTATACGTAATGGATAATGTCATATCAGACGAACTTTGTGATACTCTTAAAATTGTGATAGATAAAACAAAACGTACTAAATTCGAATATAACAAACACAATAATGTTCTATGTGAATCTATAACAATACGATCTATAGAAAATCAGAAGTTTGCAAAAATATTAGATGATCAAATATATCAATGTATATCTGACGCAGTCAATCGATTATTTTGTATTAATAATTTTATTGTCAATATAAGTAGTGATGATGGATATACATTTAGAAAAATATTAGGAGAAACACGATTACATTCTGATAGTGTGTTTTCGGATTCAATCGAAAACCTACCAAAAGACTCTCCTATTAGAAGAGATGTGAGGAAAATAAGTGTAATTATAGCACTTAACGGTGATTACGAGGGTGGTGAATTTTATTTTCCAAGTCAAGGTATTGATAAAATCAAACTAAAAAAAGGGCAAGCTATATTATTTCCACCATATTGGACACACCCACATGGGGTTAATAAACCTGAAAACAATACGTTTAGATACACGATAAATACATGGCTTCTTGAATAAATAAGTTACTTTTACAAATTGGAAAATTGTCAATTAGTAAAAATAACGGGTTTGCACCAAAGGAGGTTTGAACTCCTGACCTCGCGCTTACTAAACGCACGCTCTGCCACTGAGCTATTGGTGCTTTGTGTCTCCTCCGACCGGGTTTGAACCGATGACCTACAGGTTAACAGCCTGTCGCTCTACCAACTGAGCTACAGAGGAATGGTCCTCTCTACCTGATTCGAACAGGTGACCCTTGGAACTACAGTCCACTGCTCTACCAACTGAGCTAAGAGAGGGTAAGGGTCCATCACATATGCTTGTTCATGGAGCCTCTTAAGGTGAACAGTCTTATAAGTCTCCTACATATGATCCGGAACGAGCTCCCACCAAGATTCGAACTTGGGGTGGTGGATTCAAAGTCCACAGTGTTGACCAACTACACCATAGGAGCCGGAGCCTCGGCTACTATATCAGTAATTCGATTCTTTTCTTTAACCTCGTATATATATTTAAAGTAGTACATGAGAAATGTGAAAAGACTGGCAGCAATATTTGTAATGGTCATAGGTACGACATTGTAATAGAATGAGTATACGAGGGACAGAACACTGGCAACCAAGTTCAGATGTAGAAACTGGTAATTTATAGCTTTTGCATCTTTATGTTTGTACACATGCTTAATTTCAGGTATGAACATAACAACGATGAAAGCGGATCCCAACAGACCACATACATCTATAGCGTTCATCTTACTCATAAGTATTTTCTAATGTTTAAGCTTATACAAAGTTGACAGTATCAGATGATTCATAAACATGTTTAAAATAATACATTAACAGCGCAAATATTCCCATAGCTGATTGATTAATTATCATGGGAGTAACGTTATAAGTTATTCCATACACCAAAGCTAGTACACTTGAAATAACATTTAAATGTAAGAAGGAATAGTTAATAGCTTTAGCATCCTTATGTTTATAGACATGATAAATCTCTGGTATAAACATAACGACTATAATTACAGAACTCACAATCCCACATAAATCTATGATGTTCATCTTAGTCATAAGTATTTTCTCATGTTTAAGTAAGATGTCATCAATTTTAATTGTGATACTGATTATAGCATTTTTGTTATTCTACAGAAAACGTAGAGTTGAAACTTATGACTATAAATGTTTCCTTTTAACATTAAAATCTGAAGAAAAACGGAAAAATCATTTCATGAAGTATCATAATCAGGAAATACCAATTGAAATCATATATGGTTCGGATACACGAATTGTTAAGAATGCTAAAAAATATGAAAATAAGATTGATGGTGAGTACTACGAAAAAGCTTTGGAAATGCACTATGACAAATCTGTAACACGTCCAGACATAACTTACTTTAACTTAGGAGCAATTGGATGCTTCATGGGACACATGGATTTCTACAAGAGATGTTTTCATCAGGGATTGAAATATGCAGTCATCTTTGAAGATAATGTGGTTATTAAGTCTCATGAAATTTACAAAGAAATACAAAATATAATAGATGATAGAGGAGATGATTTTGAAATGTGCTTCTTTCACTGCTTATCACGTCTTCCTGACAAACAAGATGGAAAGTTAGAAAAGGTTAAATGGATTTCGAGTACCAAATGTTACCTCATTAATGTTGAAAACATGAAAAAATATGTAAAGTATTTCATTCCTATGGATAATCATATAGACATGAAACATGAGGATTTAATATCACAAGGTGCCAGAATATATTATAAAGACCTTAGACACTACATGATGATTGATCGAAGTCATAATAGTACAATTGGACATTGTACTCATGGACGTCCAGACTTTATATCCAGAACTAATCCTTCCGCCACAACAAAAGACATTAAGTATGGGTACTGATGTACACAGGTCTTTCAGTTTTTATTATAGAGAGTCCCAAATTAAGAACAGTTTTAGCTAACCGCGACTTTACATAGACAGTGGTGTAGTCAATATATTTATTCGAGTTGAGACGATGACTGTCAAGAACCTTCTTCATAGAGAGAACCTTTCCAAGTGATATATTTCTACATTCTGTAACATCCATAACAAATCTAACAGGTTTGTTATATGACCAAGCGTGTGTAAACATACAATCCAAATCATGTGGTGTTGTAGTGTCCCTTATCTTAATCGCATATTCCATACACATTTTTATAAATACAAACAATATATTTATAAAAGTGTGATCCAAACGGGGCTTGAACCCGTGACCTTGGCGTGCCTCGTGTGAGTTTTACCTCACTATGTATACCTTACTATAAGCACCACGCTCTAACCAACTGAGCTATTGGATCAAAACTCGTAAACCGTAACAGTAAAACGCCCCTTTTGTTCTACTCTTGGTTCTAAGAAGAGTTCTCGTAACTTGATCTTTCCTCGGTCTGTACCTTTAAGTAATTTCATCTGTTTATCAATAAGGGCTTCTGATCTAAAATCTTGTTTTTCCACTGTATAATTTTCAACGCCATCTTCTGTTATCACAATGACATTGTTTGGTGGTGTTATTTGAGCCCCTATAAATTTAGGATCTTTGTACATGGCTCTAAACATTATACTATGTTGAGAAAATCCTCAAAATAGACAGAATTTGACGCACCTTTTATAAAATTACGCTCCTCTTGAGCATGTTTAAATGCTTGAATTGCCATTTCATGGGAAATAATTACATCATAAACACATGGTTCAACGTCACGAATTGAAAATCCCGGTGATATGATCTTTACATCTGCCTCAACTTCTTCCAAATAGCTAATTATATCTGTATAATCACAATTCTCTGATACAACTACAGTTGCGTAACCATTTATTTCATAGTTATTCCTAATCTGATGCATTTTAATTTTATTGGTTGTATCGGGTGTAACTATATCGGTAACTTTAGAATAACGTGCATATGTAGCTTGTGTAGCCAGTCCAGTTACACAGCGACCCGGAGCTTCAATAAACACAATTGAATTAGTTGTAGTGGCTTCCGTGTATGCATAGTCAATATATTTTGCAAACTCCTGGACAGCTGTTTGAAATCCGATAGATTCAATACCTGGGATGTCATTGAAAATTGTTTTAGCAATACCAATAATATTTGTTTCAATTCGGTCATCCATAGCAAGCTCTTTTGCACTTTTCATAGACTCATTTCCGCATATACAGTAAAGTCTGTCAAGATCATTAATATTATCAATTGCTTTTTCTATATCAACTTTATCACACGAGACCCTTAAAACAGATCCCGCACCTTCATCAATCTTGTCACGAGAGGACAAGTCTAATCGTAAGTTGTTATTAACACCACGAAAACCCTCGTATATACCGAACATACGGTTGTTTTGAGCATTTTCAAGGCGAGTAAGTGTATGGATAATATTATTGACACCTGGACATACACCACCAGCTGTGAGTATACCAACGTTCATTTTATCTAATAATGTATGATATTTTTTAAGTCGAATTACACACTCTCCATTCTATGAAGGTCGTCATCTCTACTATTTCTTTTTGTTTTTACACCCGAAAAGGCACCTAACCATCTCCTAACAGCACGTGTAGACCCGGTAACAGACGCTGCATCATCACTCACAACAATCGACAATCCGTTACATACATCTGGCTTGTTGACTTTATCCGGGAATTGAACCAGAAAGGCTTGTATAGAACACGCTGGAATATCCGGAGATTCATCCAAAAGCCGATCATACTCTTTTTTGCATTTCATTATAAATTCAACTACATCACCCCTGTGTTTTACATCAAGAGATAACTCCATATCTATGGTCCTATAAAACTTAGACCACTGTACACACATTGCTGAATGTGCTTCCGATAAAGACAGACTTTGACTAAACTTAGAAATACTGGTTAGAATACCCCCCACTACATTTAGGAAAGCAAAGAAGTACTGTACTATCATAATCTTGTTTTTAGTATCTGTAGATACATCAGAATTACCACTCGGATTTAAAACGGCAAAACCCCCCACGCCCGTTATACTTGCTATAATTATTGATGGATATGCTAACCAATCATTCTGTGATTTATATAAAAGTCGTGAGTGATTATGAAGCCATCTGTAACCCGCACTCTTTTCCCCCCACTTCGTTAAAAGGTGTACTTGTTTATCACACCATGCACAACTGTCATCTTCAGTCATGTATAACTTGAGATATGTTAATATTTAAATATCATCCGTAAAAGATGCGAGTCCAGATTTAAACTTTGTATACACTTCCGTATACAGATTTTCTGGTATAGTATTAGATTTTACAAAGATTGTAGTACGTTGAATAGGGTCATTTCTATCATTTTCATTAGATGCTGTTTCATTATCCCATATATCCATTTCACCAGTGATAATAAAAGTAATTTCCTGTTCTGTACCAAGTTCTAGACTAGCGCCTTCTACCGGTTCGTTAACTGGTGCATAACTAATATTTTTACTAACTGAAACAGTATTAGTGTTAATAGAAGCGTAATGATTTATATTGTCGTGAAGATGTATGATCACACCCATTTACTAATTATCAAGATATTTTTTTGCACTCTCCTTCGCAAGTTTATCTGCCTCTTCATTGAGAGGATTTCCGTTGTGAGCCTTCACCCATTTCCACTGAACATCTTTCAATTGATTACGAAGTGTATCAATTTCAATCCAAAGATCCTTATTTTTTACATCACTCCCTGATGAAGTTTTCCAACCATTCTTTTTCCATTTATGGATCCACTGGGTAATCCCCTGCTTCACATAATTACTATCTGTGTAAATACAGACCTCGAGATACTCCCTTCGTAAAGACTCTTCCAGAGCTTTAACGACTCCCATCATCTCCATCCGATTGTTTGTTGTATTAGGCTGTCCACCGCATAACTTATAAATATCACTGACCACACCCCAACCACCAGGTCCAGGATTTCCCAAACTGCTCCCGTCAGTGTAAACATCGTGGTACATACTTCGATATTGATTTATTTTTCTAAGTCCATTGTAAAATGAAAGCTATTGTACCCATCTTAATGTTGTTATGTCTTTTATGTCTTTGTGCATCTTCAGTAAGAGCAGCGGGTAGTATTCCCACCACACCCATTGCTTCTATGACCAGTAGTTTTACTCTAATGACCACGTTGTTGGGTATTATGTTTTGATGGATACTCCAAAGCCTTCTTCGGTGTTTTACATATAGTATCACCACAATGATCTCTATTCTGATACACGGAGTTAATAGATGTAGCTAACTCGTTACATGATTTTAGAGACCATCTCCCCAATTTTGGTTTTTCAGTCTTCAATAAATTTTCCAAGAGTTTCTTGAAGATCATAATAAATAATAACAGATTATTTTTAAGTGTTACTATCAGATGATAAGTGTCCAGGCTGTTCATACACCTATGATCAGACCTCGTAAGAAGAAACTTAAACTTACACGTAGTGTCATCAACGATTTAAAAGAAATAAGTAAGCTATCTTATTTAAATCGATGGGAGTATGCAGGTAAGGTGGAACGTGACAATTTTACATTCAGTAAACCGGAATATGTAACATCTAAATGTCGTAATTGTGTAAAATCTAAAGAGATTGAACAAATATGGTACTCAGAGATAGGATTCCATACACACCCGGGATTAGGAAAGACGAATGACATTGTAACCGAAAATACACCAATCTATACAACTCTCCCAAGTTCTCAAGATTTTGAAGCCTATATAAAGGGGTTTCCTGAGATGCAATGTAATATCCTTTGTGATGCACATGGTTACTATATTATTGATATTATCAAATCAGACGACTATAATACACTCCCATTACCATCCGCTGTTGATAACTACATGTCACGAGTGCGCTCTAAACCTTTTATGCGTATATGTGTATTTTCTGATGAAGGACTTGAATACTTCAACACAACGCTAAAAAATTGGAAACAACAGATTAATTCGGAAATACATACAGATTTAATGCATCAATTTGGTATTTCTATGAGATACTACGGATACAATGATGAACCACCGGTCATAACTATTCACGTGGTTTATCAGACCTGAAAAACCTATTAAATGGACAGTTTTCACATCGTCTATGTCGAATTGCACAATTAAGTGCATCCGGGTTTTTCATACACGTCTTATTTGCATTTTCTTTAGCTTTCCAATATTTAGCCTTAGTTCTTTGAGCATATGTACGCCTTCCAACAAAGCAATAGGGTTGAAGGATCATATTATGATGACGTATTTCGTTTTTAAATAACATTTTTCATGTGATTTAAAAATGAAGATCTAATTAATTATTTTTAATAGCAAATACAAAATTGATTTGTATGCTTAGTTAGAGAAGGCAAGACCACCCATACCGGACTGGATGCGGAGGACGTTGTAGTTAACCGCGAACATGTGCATGGTGGTGGAGGCGATACCAGAGGGGATGGTGACAGCAACCTGCGCGTTATCAATGCGCGAGAAGTTGCAAGTGCCGGTAGGCTGGTGCTCCTCGGGCTTGAGCGCGAAAGAGTACGAGTACACACCGGGGTAGGGGCAACCAGAGTGATGGTTGTAGCTCTGGACTTGGTTGAAGTACTTGCCCTTCTGAGCCTTGAACCTGTCCTGACCGTTGAGGACAAGCTTGAAGTCGGTGAGAGGACCAGCCCACTCCTCGGTGAACTTGTCCAACGAAGCGCCCTCACCGCAGGCAAGGAGGGGAACGCCGGTACCCTGGGTGATGGGCACGTAGCAGTTACCGGAAGCCTCAGTCTGGGCATCAGACTCAAGGATAATGTCGGTAGCACCGGGGTACTTGGAGAAGTTCCAAAGAGAGGTGGCAGCGTTCGCGGTCGCGGGGTCGTTGAAACACCACACGAGCTCCTTAACGGGGTGGTTGAAGGAGAGGCGCTTGTTGGAAGTTGTACCCGCGGTGACGGTGTCCGAACCAGTGTGCTGAACCTGCTCAATGAGGTACTCGTGACCCTTCTGGGCAAATCGCCTACGCTCCTCAGTGTCGAGGTACACGTAATTAGCGTAAACCTTGAAGGTGGTAGCGGTATAGCTGCCGAAATCGGAAGTTAAATCGAAATCGATGCGCACCTCATGGTACTGCAGAGCAATTAGTGGGAGGAAAAGTCCGGGATTGCGGTTAAAGAAAAAGACTAGGGGCAAATAGACAGTCTTGCCAGTGGTGGCAGTGGTCATCTTACCCCAGGTAGCCTTCTTGGACTCATCGAGGTAGAGCTCGGAGTAAAGCCTCCACCAACGCTGGTAGGTCTTGTCAATTCTTTGACCACCGATTGATAATTCTGCGCTGGAAATTGCACGCTCAGCCACCCAGCAAGCATCATCACCCTCGGAGGTGCGGGAGTTCGCCGCGGCGGACTCAAGCTCGACGTACATGTCGCCGACAAGATCACCGTTACGGGCGACAGTGACGGAGACGCGACCAGACGCAGCGGGGGTACCGTTGACAGTCTGCTCGATGTTCTCCATCGCGAAGTTAGTGTGGCGCTTGTAAACCGCCTGGAAGAAAGTTACCTTAGGGTTGCCAGTCAGATAGACATCCTGGGCACCATAAGCCACGAGTTGCATAAGACCACCGGCCATTTTGAGAGTTGTTGTACTATACACAGAGAAAAAAAATTGGGGTTAACGCGGCATTTTTCATTTTGATTTTTCTCAGTGTAGGTTAAATGTCATCACGTCCTGAGCAAGAAGAACCTATAGAGGAAATTGAAGAAGGTGAAATTATGTCAGAGGAGGAGGAGTTTGAGGATGAGGATGAGGATGAGGAAATTCTCCTAAGTGATGACGAATATGAAATTAACGACGATGACGATGAGGACAACATGGACATCGCAGGTCTCATGACTTCTCTCCTTGCTACCCCTGATGGAGATACTGTGTGCTCCGCCATCGTCAATCTTTGTTTCCAACTTGAGACTCAAAATAAAATTCTAATTAAAATGCTTTCTCGAATGCACCCCCAAAAATCAGCTTAGAAAGAAAAATCGTAGTCTATTAAATTAGAGAATGGAGCATACCCATTTCATTGACAAGGATCCAAATAAGTATGAAGCACTAGTTGAGCTTCAGAAAGAACACATTCAGTCAATGAAAGAAGAACAGGTCTATACTACTTTGGATAAGTTTGAAAATGCGTGGTATCTGAAGACTAACGACTTTAGAAATGCCCGTGAATTGGGTTATCGTCAATTTGTTCATTCTGACAACTTTGACGAATTTGGAAATCCAAACCCGAGTCAAATTGATGTCCTTGCCATTAAGGGTATCCGGGATAAGCAGCGAACTTATCTAATCAATCTAAAAAATCACGCCAGGGACCTGAAGATTCACAAAAAAGAACCTAATGACGATGGTATGACTATTGTGAGAAGGATTAATAATGTATTGAAGCAGCTAAGTGATGGATATGAAAATATCCGTCGTCACTACACATCATTTGAACGTGTAGATAACCCTACTGCTTTACCACAGTTTAGCGCTTCTGGAGATCCCTCCACAATGGATGAAGAAGAAGTTGAAAGTTCAACTCCGTATCAGAAATGCCTCTTGTATTCTCTGGATCAAACATACAAATCTGGATACAGACGGTACAAGGGACAGTGTTGTGAAGAGACTCGTACAATTGAAGGACATAGAACTCGTGCATGGCAACCCAAGTTTACCATTGAACAGTTTGTTTACTCTCTTTCGCAAAAAGATGACGACTTTGCTATGTGGAAGAACTTCACAAGTCGTGGCAATGTCTACAGAGATGTTGTTGATAATATGAACAAATGCATAGATGCTCAGTTTCCAGAGATTACTAAGCGTAGACATGTTTGGAGTTTCAGAAATGGTGTATTTGTCGGTAAGGAGTGGCTCCCTGATCAAGGTGTATATGATTGTCGCTTTTACCCATATGAAAGTGCTGAGTTTAGATGCTTAGATCCCACTATTATTGCGTGCAAGTACTTTGATCAGCAATTTGACGACTTTTCACACATTAAGAAGTGGCAAGATATTCCCACACCATTTTTTGATTCAGTTCTGAAGTATCAAAAGTTTGACACAGATGTATGTGACTGGGCATATGTCATGGGTGGACGTCTTTGCTTTGACGTGGGCGAGTTGGATGCGTGGCAAGTTATTCCATTCTTCAAGGGTATTGCGAGGTCTGGTAAGAGTACGTTAATTACAAAAGTTTTCAAGAAGTTCTATGAGAACGAGGACGTTGGAACACTCTCAAACAACATTGAGAAGAAGTTCGGTCTCTCTGCCATCAAAGATTCTTTCATGTTCATCGCACCAGAGGTGAAAGGTGATCTCGCCCTTGAACAGGCAGAGTTTCAGTCTATGGTATCAGGTGAAGATGTCTCTGTGGCTGTGAAGAATAAGACTGCTGTGTCTATTGAATGGACGACACCAGGTGTGCTTGGTGGTAATGAAGTTCCTAATTGGAAGGATAACTCAGGATCTGTGCTTCGTCGTATTCTCGCGTGGAACTTTGCGAAGCAGGTGAAGGAAGCAGATCCCCAACTCGATGAGAAGCTGAACAATGAACTTCCTATTATTCTTCTCAAGTGTGTGAGAGCTTATATTGACTACTCTAATAAGTACAGGAATAAGGATATCTGGAATGTTGTACCGGAGTACTTCAAGAAGATTCAAAAGCAAGTCGCGATGGTGGCGAGCTCCCTCCACAACTTCTTGGAGAGCACTCTAATCAAGTACGACAAGGATCTCTTTGTCCCTCAGAAGCTATTTGTACAGGTGTTCAACCAACATTGTCAGGCAAACAACTTGGGAAGACATAAGTTTACACAGGATTTCTATGCTGGTCCTTTCAGCTCCAGAGAGATTGAGGTCAGGGAGGAAGTTGTGACATATAATGGTCGTACATACCCAAGGCAGCCGGTAGTCTACGGTCTTGATGTAGTTGACGAGAGTCTCGGTTTCACAGACGACTACTAAAAAAAATACTACTAATTAGTAATAATGAGCCAACAGCTCAAAGAATTTGTGAAACAGTCGGGTGTAGAGTTACGCCCTTCTGCCAATACAAGTTCGGTTGCGTCATATAACAGCAACAATAACAACAACTTCGCCAGAGAGCTTGAAGCTAATATGTTAAAAAGACAAGAGTTCCCAAATCGCCTTGAAAAAAACATGATGAGTAATGCTAATTATAATGAATTTTCCGACGCAGTTGATTCAAACTGGAATAGCAACGCAAACTATAACAAACTTCCAAATGAAAACAAAAAAATGATTAACAATGTACTCAGAGAGTTTGAACCACCCATTCCAGCCCCCTCCACTAACATTGCAGGAAGATTTCCAGTTACTCAACCCTTACAACTCGCTTTCAGTAAGTTAAATCCAGGTATGTTCAACGCTACAGTAAATAAGGAGTTCCCCCAACAGGGTGATCTCATTGATCTTAAAAAAATACTTATGAAGGTTCCTCAAGCAAGAACCTCTATCGGTGAGGGTCTTTATCTGGATACCACACAAATTATAGGTAGGTTTGGTGCGATGAGGGAGGGTTTCTCTCATACACGCGAGTATGGAAAGCAGGGTGATATTAAAAAGAACTTCTTTACAGTTCAGATAAAGGTTACCGTTTCTAATGGCACTGAAGCGAAGGGTGGTACCGTGAACATTTACAAGAATGGTAAGATTCGCTTCTCCGGTGGCTTTATCGGTACTAATATTGCAAATCAACCTGAACTCATAAGGCGTTACATCGTTAACACATATACCGATAAGGAAGCTTATTTGTACAACCCCTTCGAGTACAATAATCTCAGTGGTCAATTTAGATTTAATGGTAATTTTAAAGCTTTATCTTCTATTGCTGGCAAATCCAGAATGTATGCTTCATCCGGTGTAACTAAATTAAGCTACGAACCCGAACTTTCCCCCTTTATGTACGTAAATTACAAGGGACATAAATATAACTTTTCTGAATCTGGAAATGTTCAGATTTCTGGTTCTCCAAGCCCAGCTGATATGCTCGTTGCTTACAATGATGCCATAGCTCTCATTAAGCTTATGAATACCAACGGTGATGTTGAAATTACCGGACAGGTTCCTAAGGAACTCACTAAGGGTGCACCTAAAAAGAGGGGTCCTAAGAAGAAAATTGGACCCCGTACCCCAGTTAAAAAGACTAAGACTGAACCAAAGAAAAAGCGCAATTCGGTTTTCAATATTCAGATTAACGGTATTCAATGTATGCGTTTCTCTAAAGAACAACTCACTGATCTTGCTAAGAAATTAGGTGTTGTGGGTATCACTAAGAGTA